CGATGACGGTTATCGGCGTGTTGTGTCTGCTGGCGGCTACGGTATGTGTTGCTTGCGCATTTATCAACAAGGAGTGATGATGATTTTGAAAGAATTGCAAGATGAGATTGTGACGGTTGTGTTTTCCGAACTTCTTCGAGCGCAGAAGAAGCACGGAGAAACTTTCCATTCCATGCCGGAGGCGTTTTCCGTAATCTGGGAAGAAATCGAGGAAGCGAATGAAGAGATGCAGCGCGTCATCCGAAAGGCAAACGACGTCTGGCTTGCGAACCGCCGAGACGACGAGAAAGTATTCACGATGTGCGCGAGCAAAACAGCAGCGGCAGCTACACTGCTGGCTTGTGAAGCTGTTCAGGTTGCGGCAATGTGCGTGAAGGCGCAGAGAGGAGGTGCAACATGGTCGAAAGGCAAGATTGGCTGAACGCGCTGACAATCTGCCCGGTTTGCAACGCTGTGATGAAGCGATACACTACGATTGATGTACAAGGAGGCGCATGGGTAAAATGTACAAATCCAAAGTGCGGACTACATGGCGTTCTATTTATGCCGATATAATCCCGACGGAGGACGAAGAGCAGGAAGCCCTTTTCCGCTGGGCGGAGACTCAAAGCGCAACGAAGCCGTGGCTGAAAGGGATGTTCGCCATCCCGAACGGCGGTTATCGCGCCAAGGCAACCGCCGCGAGGATGAAGCGAACCGGGACGCGTGCAGGAGTGCCGGACATCTTCCTGCCCGTCTCCAACGGGCGCGAACACGGGCTTTTCATCGAGATGAAGCGGAAGAAGGGCGGGACGGTATCGTCATCACAGAAGGTGCGCATGAAGATGCTGACTGCCGAGGGATATCGCTGCGTTGTGGCAAAGGGCTGCCAAGAAGCGATTGATGCAATTATGCGATACATGGACGGAGAGTGAGACAATGCTGGACACCGACGACATCCGTTACTCTTTTTGGCTGGAGAAAGAGCTGGAAAAGAACGTCAAGCGGCTTGCGGGGAACGTTTCGCGCGGATGCAAAAGCCGCCACGATGCCTACAAAGTCAGGGCGACGCAGGACGCAATCATGCGGCTAAACGCAGAGAAGGAGGCAAACGGGGCAATCGAGAAGGTACAAGATATGCTGTACACGGAGCTTATGAGCGGACAGATTCGCCCTGCGCTGTATACAGCTATCGTCAAGGCGTTTGAAGGGGTAAAATAATCGTGGGGCGGTTGCGGGAGGGGAAAATGGTTGACTTAAAGCGGATGCGGTATCTCATCAGGCGGTATCCTATGGCTTGCTTGCGAGCAGAACAGGCGCGAATCAGAGCGCAGAAGCTGACGCGGATAATCAGCGACGCGCCGCGCGGGGGCGGAAGTATGAACAGCACGGAGGAAGGGCTGCTGTATCGCGTTGAGGCGCTGGAACGCAAGAAATCAATATGGGACGAGTTGTGCAGGATGCGCGAAGAGCTTGCGCCGCTGGTTGATGCGCTGGAAAGTCCGCTGGAAGTGCAGTGCATGAGGATGCGGTATCTGGAGGGGCGGAGCGTCCGGGAAATCAGCTACAATCTGGCGTATTCCGAGCAGCACGTCTTCCGCGTGATTGGTAACGCGGAGCGGAAAATCCAGAGCGCGGAATAAGGCGGTCGCGCATCGAAAGGTGCGCGATTTTCTTTGAAAAAAATCGCAAAAAAATGTGATTTAGCCCTTGACATATACGACAGTATATGTTATAATAATAGTGTCAGGAGGGCGGTACAAAAATAAAGCCCCCGACAGAAAGGGAAAGACAATGACTGATAAAGCAAAAAGCGCGGCGCTGTTTGAACAGCACCGCCAAATGACCAAGGTGTGGGAAGCGCAAATGGACGCACTCGCCAAAGAAGAAAGCATCACCGACGAGGAATACGAACAGAAGCTAATGGAGCTTTACAATCAACACAAAGAAAAAGCGGATGCGGTTTGGCTGAAAGCGTTTGCACTGCGATTTCCGAAGCGCAAGGGCTGGTTCGCGGAAGTTTTCGCGCCTTCGTTCGGGATTTGCGAAAACAAGAAACTTTCGCCGAAGCAAACACAAGTGTTCGTCGACTACTGCATCAGTGACGCGGATACATGGCGGAATGGCAATACGTACTGCCGGTTTGGAGACAAGCTGGTAACGCTCACTCGCCCGCGTTACGCAAATGGATGCGGATACGTTACAATAAGTCAACTGTAAATGAATGGAGGGGAAAACACAGTGATGCTGACGCTGACGAAGGAAGAATACAGAGAGCTTAAAAAGCATGGTCGCCTTGAAAAAGATGGTTGCGTGTACAGCCACCTTGCAAAGCTGGACGGAGAAACGCTCGCAATCTGCGAAAGAGCAAACGATATGGACTACATCGTCGAGGTGAAGCGTGAAAAGTAACAGCTTGCAAAATCAACCATCCTATGCTACAATATCCCCGAAAGGGGTTGTGGCAATGAGGAAAGAGTACTACCAAGGGGACATTTCCGTCCGCGCGATGAAGAAGTATCGCGAAAAAGAAGGAATTAAGACGGTGCGCTTCGACGTTCGCGCTGGGAGCAAGGAGGCGCTGGAAGAAGAAGCAAAGCGCCGCGGTCTCTCGGTGGCGCAGCTAATCGTTGATTCCGTAAACGCCTATGTCGGGCGTGAAATAATTACCAACAGAAAACAATAATAGCATGGGCGCATCCGCTGGGGTGCGCCTTTTTCTTTTGCTCAAAAAAGTTTGCAAAAAACCGAAAAAAATGTGATTTGCCCCTTGACATATACGGCAGTATATGCTATAATAATAGTGTCAGGAGGGCGGTACAAAAAATAAAGCCCCCGACAGAAAGAGGTAAGAATTATGAAGTTCGCGAGCATCAAGAAGGGCATCCGCATCACCGAGAAGATGGCGCAGAAGCTGGCTATCAACTGGTACTACGAAACGAAGAAATACTGCTACGAGTTGCAGTACGGGGACGAAACGATGGATGGCGACTACGAGCGCAGCATCGTTCGCTGGAAGAAAGGCGAAGAGTACAAGCCTTCCGAAGTCGTTGCAACGCTGGCGTGAACAGGAAGGAGGAGCAAGCACCATGTCGAACGAAGAAATCATCGTCAAGTCCGCCATCAGCGCGGGCATCTTCTCCGAAGAGGAAGCCGCAACCTACATCATGAACGGGTTGCGCCTCCCGATTCACACATTCGCGGAGTGGAAGAATCACGGGTACATGGTCAAAAAGGGCGAACACGCCGCGCTGACCGTGAGCATCTGGAAGCCCAAGACCCGCAAGCAGAAGAAGGACGAAAAGAACGTGGAAGCGGACAAGGAGGAAAACAGCGGGTTCTTCCTCACGACCGCCTACCTGTTCACCAAGAATCAGGTGGAAGCAATCAAGACAGCCTAACGACAAGCCTGCTGGCGGGCATCGTACACCAGCAAGGAGGGTTCTCATGGTTGACGAAGTTCTGTTCCGCTTGCATCTGGCGAGCTTATCCGCGTATTCCGAGAAGTCCTGCCGCTATCCAGAATGGGGCTGGCAGAATCTCGAATGGTATATCTCCACAGGTCGAGCATCTACGGAGACACTACAAAAAATCCTTCGCCTGAACAAAGCGCAGTTGCGGAAGTTGGTGCGCGTTGCATCTTCAAGCTGCACCGAAATCGGGGTTGCTTGCGCGAAGAAGTATTTGAGCGTTGAATAGCGCAACAGAATGCCGCCTGAGAGCCGTTGGAGCAATCAGGCGGCATAATTATGAGCAAAAACAAGCAAGCCGTTAGAACGCGAAATAGGCGGCATTGCTGGCAATAGCAAAGAAACAAAAACATATAGAAATAAAAAAATGAGAGTTATGAGAGTAATTTCCGTGCTATAATGTAAAATGTAAAAGCAGCAAAAAAGACGTGAGCAGTGATGCAAGCGTCTTTTTTTGTTGGAAGAGGCGACTATGGAAGTGCTGCTCTTGCCTCTTCAGCAGCGGGATTTATGCGCGAGTGCGCTTTGTTGCGTTGGTGGGGACGCGACGGACGAAGAGGAGGAAAAAATGGAGCAATTGACGCTTGAAGAAGCATCGGAGGAGTACAAGGCATTCGTCGATAAGTTCAAGCCGAAACTGACGACCGACGATTGCTATACGCCGCCGAACATTTACGAAACGGTAAAAGAGTGGGTGTTCGAGCATTACAACCTTGATAAAAGCACGAAGGTAATTCGTCCATTTTATCCGGGCGGCGATTACGAACACGCAGAATATCCAGAAAACAGCATCGTCATCGACAACCCGCCATTCTCAATCCTCGCCAAAATCGAAAAATTTTACCTTGCGCGTGGACTACGCTTTTTCTTGTTTGCCAATGGAACTGCTTGTTTCAAGCCGTACAACGGATTACATTGCGTATGCGTCGGCGGTCAGGTGACTTATCAAAACGGCGCAAACGTCAACACGTCATTTGTGACAAACTTGGGGGGGCATTTGGTTGAGACTGCGCCGGACTTATACCGCAGAATAAAAACAGAAAACGAGAAAAACGTCAAAGCACAGAAAAAACAACTTGACAAGCTGAAATTCCCGCCGCAAGTCGTAACCGCTGCGCAACTCAACCAGCTTTCCGCGAAAGGACAATACTTCACGCTCGACGAGAAGGACGTTGTTTTTGCAAGAACGCTCGACAACGCGAAGAAAGGCGTTTTTGGGGCTTGCTTCCTGCTATCGGAGAAGGCAGCGGCAGAAAGAGCAGTGGCAGAAAGAGCAGTGAATGATGAAACGCATTACATTGAGCTATCCGAGCGAGAAAAGGAAATCATAAAAGGGTTAGGAGGTGCGGCGAAAACGTGACGGATTTCAACATCGACATCCCGGAAATCCACCTCCCCGACACAATCGAACTTGACGATGACATAGACTTCTCCGTCGCTGACTTCTCCATCGTAGACGAGGACGAGCAGACGCGCATCATAAAGCCAAAGATGGCAAAGTCGGCAATCTACAACAAGGCAGATTTCCAGTATGCCCGCGACCTTGCCTCCCAAATCAGCCTTGAGAAAAACACGCGGACAACCTGCATAGTCCCCGGCAATTTCATTTTTGGCGACTTGCCGGAAGCGCTTGTGATGTATCGCGGCATCGACCTCAAAACAATCTACTGCTCAACATTGTCGCTATCAGAAAACAACGTGGATAGCTTCAAGAATCTGCTGCTTTTCCGCAACGTGGAGAAAATCAATCTGATGCTGTCCGGCTACTTCTACAGCCACTACAAAACGGATTTAATTCCGTACTTGTACGAAGAGCTGGACATCGACAACAAATTGCAAGTCGCTTTCACAAACACGCACATGAAAATTCTGCTGATGGAAACGCACAAGGGGAATCATTATGTTCTGACGGGAAGCGCGAATTTGCGGAGCGCATCGTGTCTGGAGCAGTTCGACTTCGAGGAGAACGAGGAGCTGTTTAACTTCTACAAGGAAGCGTGCGACAGCCTTATTGACAAGTATAAAACCATCGACTATACAAAACCAAAAATCGCAAGGGGGAATAAAGCATGGCAAGCGGTTCGGGCAAGGCAAGACTGCGCCTCAAAAACGGCGGGACGCTGAAAGGGCGCACACCCGCAATCAACAGACGGAGAAGCTATTACAGGGTAAACCGAGAGACGGGCGAAATCATGAGGTAATCATCAGGCGGTGAGTAAATGCCAACGGAACAGGAAAAAAAACAGTATCCGCACGGGAAACATCCAAACAGCCTTGCGAATCTTAAAAAGGGGAAACGCTTCGGGAATGGCGAGGGTAATACGCTGAATGCGCGAGAAGAAAACAAAAAGTCCGTCGCAGTTCGGAACGGCAACAAGACGTTGCGCGAATTTGCAATTGATTTTGCAGACAAGCCGATGGGAAACGGAAAAACCTTTAAGGAGGCGTACATCATGCGCCTTGCAAAAATGGCTGCTGATGGAAATCTTGCAGCGATGCAGTATTTCGCAAAACTCATCGGGGAAGACCCCGGTGACACCGTGACCGTCAAAACGCCGCAGTTGTCCGAGGACGCGAAAGCCGACATTGACAAGCTGCTGAAAGAGACGCGGGGAGAAGTAAAATGACGATGCTGACGCGGGATGAAGTATGGAACATCTGGCGATACCATCCCGCCGCCGTCGGAAGAATGTGCGGATTCCGTGATTTGACGGACGAGCTTCACGGACGCTGGATGCAGCACATTATCTTCGGAGCGGACGATTACACGCTTCAAGCGCATCGTCTATCCTACAAGTCTTCCTGCCTTTCCGTGGCGCTGGCAATGTGGTGCGTCCTTAACCACGGCAAAAACGCAATTTTCATGCGGAAAACCGATAGCGACGTTGTGGAGAGCATCGCGCAAGCGAAAAAGGTATTCGCCAACGAGGCTTTTTGCTACATGGCGCAAATCCTCATGCAGCAGGACGTGACGCTGCTGAAATCGGGCGGAAACTGTATGACGGTGAGCGTGTACGATTCGCCGCGTGGCGCTGACCAGCTAATCGGCATCGGCTGCGGCTCGTCCATGACTGGCAAACACGCGGATTTGATTGTTTGCGACGACGTGGTAAATCTTAACGACCGCATCAGCCGCGCAGAGCGAGAGCGCACCAAGGGCGTTATACAGGAGCTGCGAAACATCGTCACCCGCGACGGGCGCATTGTTTTCATCGGCACACCCTGGCATATCGAGGACGCGTTCACGCTGGTTGCGCCGCCGGAAAAGCACGACTGCTATTCCACCGGGTTGATTGCGCCGGAGAAGCTGGAAGAGCTGCGGAAATCAATGTCCCCGTCGCTATTTGCCGCGAACTATGAGCTGCGCCACATTGCCGCCGAAAATGCGCTGTTTGATACGCCGCCGACGTTTACGCCGGAAGCGGAAAAGCTGCGGGACGGCATCGCGCACGTTGATGCTGCATACGGCGGCGAGGACTACACCGCGCTGACGTGTGCCAAGCGGGACGGCGACACGCTATATTTGTACGGGCGTTTGTGGCGCAAGCACGTTGACACGCTGATGGATGTACTGCAATCGGAGACGGAGCGCCTAATGTGCGCCCCGATTTACTGCGAAACAAACGGCGACAAGGGATATTTGGCGCGGGAATTGCGCCGCCGCAATATGGCGGTACGCGCATACCCGGAGAAGATGAACAAGTACCTAAAAATCAGCACATACCTCAAAAAATGGTGGGGGAACATCGTGTTTTTGGAAGGCACGGACAAGGATTATATCGCGCAAATTATGGACTACACCGAGGACGCGGAGCATGACGACGCGCCGGACAGTGCCGCGTGCTGCTGCCGGATTCTCGACAGAAACGGCGCGAGTTTGTATGTTGGGGGGTGATACAGATGTTCACAAAAATCACATGGCAAGACTGGCAGAACGAGCCGGACAAGGGAAAGGCGACGCTGGCGGTTATCGGAGCATATAAACACAGCGAGGACTTTGCCAAGGCTGGAATCGCGCAACGATACTACGAAGCGCAGAACGATACCGTTTCCGCGAAAGTCGTGCTACAAGCGACTACATCGGAGACGGAGCAGACAACCGCCGACGGGAAGAAGGTAAAGAAGAAAGCGACGGCAACGCAAGCAATCCCCGGACAGCGCATTTACAGTGACTTTTTCCGCCGCTTCACCATGCAGCAGGCTAATTATCTGCTGGGCAACGGCGTGGAATTGGAAAACGACGCGATGAAGGGCAAGTTAGGCGTCGGGTTCGACACGACGCTTGCAAAAATCGGGCTGTATGCGCTGGTGCATGGCGTTTGCTGGGGCTATTGGAACCTCGACCACGTTGAGATTCTGCGAGCGTACACAGACAAAAATAGCGGGTTTGTGGCGCTGCTGGACGAGCTGACGGGCGAACCGATGGTTGGGGTGCAGTTCTGGCAGATTGGCGACGACAAGCCGCTGATGGCGCGTGTATTTGAGCCGGACGGCGTGACGGTTTACAAAACGCGCGAGAACGCCTCTGATTTGGAGGTTGCGCAGGAGAAACGCGCCTACAAGCGGACATATGCGCGTGACATCACGGGAGAGCGCCTTGTGTCCGAAGAGAATTACAGCGCATTGCCAATTGTGCCGCTGTACGCCAACGACAAAAAGCAGACAGAGTTGACGCTTGCAATCCGTTCCAAAATCGACCTATACGACATCGTTCTTTCCGACTTCGGAAACAATCTGGAAAAGGCGAACGATGTTTACTGGGTGCTGAACAATTTCGGAGGCAACTTCGACGAGGTTGCGCTGATGCTTGAACAGATTCACCGCCTGAAAGCAATCGCAAACATTTCGGACGGCACGTCATCCAGCACAGTAACGCCGGAAACGTTTGAAGTCCCATACGCCGCGCGTCAAACCGCGCTGGAACTGCTGGAACGGCAGCTTTATCGCGATTATATGGCGCTGGACGTGTCGGAGCTGACGGGCGGCAGCCTGACGAATGTTGCAATCCGCGCGAGCATGGCTAACCTCGACCTGAAAGCGAACGCCTACGAATGGCAGTGCTTTGAGTTCGTGCAGAAACTGCTGCGGATTCTGGGCATTGAGACGGAGACAATCCGCTTCAAGCGACAAACAATCGCAAACGAGAGCGAAATCATCCAGAACATCTACACCGCGCAGGGCGATTTGGACAAGGAGACGCGATTGAAGCTGAACCCGATGATTCTGTCGGAGGAAATCGACGACATCATGAAGCGTGGGGAGGAAGAATCGCTTTTGGGTATGCGGATGGCACAACAGGCGATGCAGAAGACAGGCGAGGAGGAAGAAGATGCTGTATCTGATGGTGATTCTTCAAGTTCTGGCGGCGAATAACGTCATCGTTCCGGACTGGCTCTTGTGCATCGGCTGGTGGATTGTAGCGGTTCGACTTGTCTTACGCATCCTGATTGCATTTTTTGACGCTGGGGAGACGGGCAAGCCGTGACGGACGTGGAGCGCAACGATTTGCGCGAAGCCGCGCTGCAAATGCGCATAAAGGCGATGTACCAAGAGGCGCTTGACATCGCCACGGAGCGCCTGAAAGACTTCTTGCGCAAAAAGCAACAAGTGGACGAAGGCAAGATAAAGCCGCCCGCGTACTACGACACGCCGGAAAAGGTAGAGCGGTGGAAAGCGGGTTTTGTCCGCGAACTTATCCGCCAATACCGAGTGGAAGAAGTCATCATGGAGGAAATCTGCAAGGCAGGGAAACGGGCAACCGACGACATCCGGAACACGATGGGCGACGTGTACGCCGACAGCTTAGGCGAGGCGCAAACCGTCATCGAGGCGCAAGCAGACCGCGCGGGTGTCAAGGTGTCGTTCGCGCAGCCCAACAAGCGCGAAATCAAAGCGATTTTCGCCGCGCACGAAACAGCATTCACGAAACTGGCGTACAAGAATTTAGGGCAGAACACCGAAATTCGCCACAAGCTGCAAAACGCGCTGGCGCTGTCATCCACGCTGGGCGAGGACCGGAAGAAGCTGATGAACCGCATCGGCGACATCACGGGGCAGAGCGAGTGGCAAGCGCGGCGCGTGGCGCAGACAGAGCGGACGCGCTCACAAAGTCAAGCGAGTTACGCCGCGTCGCAGGAGGCAGCAGACCAAGGCGTAACGGTTTACAACAAGTGGTTTTGCCGATTCCAAAACAGCCGTGAAGCGCATATGGCGCGACATGGCAAGATGGCGAAGCAGGGCGAGTGTTTTCCGAACAGCAACATCCGCTTTCCGGGCGACCCGAACGGCAGCGCAGCGGAAACAATCAATTGCTACTGCATGATTATGCCGAAAGTCATCCTGTCCACCGAGTATGTGGACGCAGACGGCAACATCCGAAAGAAGGAAAAGAAATGAGCGGGTTCGTAGACCACACGCCGGAAATCAATCAGAAGCTGGAACAGGCAATGTTTGTCGGGCTTTTAGCGGTTGCGCAAGAATCCGTCGGCATGGTACGCGAGAAGATGGTGACTGGCTATGAGCATAAGGTCTACGACACTGGCAATCTGGCGAGAAGTATCACCGCAGACATCGACCCGGATAACAACGAAGTAACCATCGGCACAAACGTTGAGTACGCGCATTATGTGCATGATGGACACGCGGGACACGCCGTTTTCTTTCCCAAGCTGGGCGACAAAGGCGAGTTCCGCGTCATTCCGGGAGGGTACACACCCGGCAGACCGTTCATGACGGACACATTCGCGGATTCTGCAAACGCGAAACGCCTTGTGGACATCATGGCGGACACAATCAAGCAGAATATGGACTAACTACAGCAATATCAGCGCATGGCGAAGCACAGCCGTGCGCTGTTTGCATATAAGCGGAAAGGCAAAGAACCGCATTTCCGCAAACAATCAAAGGCGCAAAGCACCGCGCCCCGAAGCAAAGGAGATTGAATCATGAACATCCTCACCCGAAAGAACCTGAAAGCCCTGAATGTGCCTGATGAAGCGATTGACGCGATTGTGGAAGCCCACAGCGACGCAATCAACGACATCAAGGCGGAGCGTGACAAATACGCGGAAAAGGCGCAGCAGATTGCAGCGCTGACAACGGAGCGTGACACGCTCAAGCAGCAGCTTGCCGACGCGAAGAAGAGCGGCGGCGACGCGCAGAAGATTCAGGAGGCGTTCGACGCCTACAAGCAGCAGGTGGAAACAGAGAAGAAAACCGCGACGTTGACAACCGCCGCGCGAAAGCTGCTGACCAGCAAGGGGATGCAGGAGAAACTTGCTGACCTTGTGATGGCAAAGCGCGGACTGGACGGAATCGAACTCGACGACAAGGGCGCAATCAAGGACGGCGACAAGCTGATTGACGCGCTCAAGGGCGAGTACGGCGACCTTTTCTCCACGCAGCAGCAGCAGGGTACACCTACCACAACCCCGCCGAGCGGCGGCAATGCCACGCACGGCAGCGGACGCGCCGCAGCACTGGCGGCGAAGTACGCGCAAGATATGTATGGCGCAGTTGCGCCGGAAGGAGCGAAAAAATGAGCTTTACCAACAATTCTACCGGGCGTGTGTATCACCCCGGTTATTTTCTTGAGAACGCCGAGGACGCAATCCGCGAAACCAAGCAGATTAAGCAGTCGGGCGCTACCACCGCCAAAAACGGCGCGAAGTACGTCAAAATGGGAACTGTTTACCCCGCGAACGACGGCACTGCCGTCGGTATCGTGTACGAGGACGTGGACGTTACCAGCGGCGATATGCCCGGCAGCGTCGTGACGCGCGGCAGGGTTTACGAGAGCCGTCTCCCCGTCGCAATCAACAGCACCGCCAAGAGCGCGCTGACGGCAAAGGGCTTCTACTTCATCGCCGCCGAAGCCGCGACGGTGCGTCCGTACTGACGAAAGGAGAATACTATGCAAATCCCGTCTTTTGAGAACAATATTTTCGGTTTTATCCCCAAGGAAGAGTGGCTTGACGTTGGCTTTAACGTCAGCCGCCCGAACGACCCGGTTGACGCGCTGTTTCCCGATGAATACAGCGACAATCTCGTGGCTAAGTGGCAGGAGATTGCCAACCAGTACCAGCTTCCCGTGATGGCTGACTTCCACAGCTTCGACAGCCGGACGAACATCGCCACCCGCATCCCCGTCGATACGCACAGCATCGAGAAGGGACTGATTAAGGTAAAAATTAACCAGTCCGAGCGTATGCGTGCGCTGCTGCGTTCCGGCGTGCAGAATGACGACATGTATGATTATGTTATCCGCGACGGCATCACGCTTGCCGACCGAGTTGTGACGCGCACGAAGGTTGCGAAGAACGAGGTTTTGGCGACTGGCAAGATGACTATCAAGGAGAACGATCTCGACCTGACCATCGACTACGGCGTGAAGCCGGACCAGACGGAGTTCACGTTCGATTTCAGCGAGGACGCGGACATTCCGGCACAGATTCAGTTCGTGGTGGACACCGCGCTGGACGCTGGCACAACGCTGGACACCATCGTAACGAGCCGCAAGGTTATTAACAAGATTCGCGCGAACAGCGCAGTCCAGAAGCGCATCAACGGCACGTTGAGCGAGGGCGCGTATGTGAGTAATGCCGCGATGAATACGTTCCTTTCCACGGAGTACGGCATCAACCGAGTTATTACCAACGATTTGCAGTACAACATTGATGGCGGCATCGGTGCGGACGGGCGACCGATTCGCACCACGAAGCGCTATTTCCCGCAGGACAAGATGACGTTCATCGGCACGGGCAGCGCCATGACGCGCATCGGCGCGGGCTTGTGGGGACAGACCCCGGAAGAAACGGTCAACACCGCGAACACCGGGCTTAACGTCAACCAGTCCGGTCAGCACCGCTATGTGATGGTGTCGCAGTGGGTGGAGAACGACCCCGTTGTGCTGTGGACGCGGGCATCCGGCTTGTTTATGCCGGTTATCTTCAACCCGCAGAGCATCTGGATTGCAACCATCACGGACGCGGCGACGGGACAGTTGACGGTTTCCTCTGCCGCTGGCACGGGCAAGGGCAACACGACGCTGACTGTCAGCCCCGCGAAGGAATCCAGCTCCAATCTGTACAAGGTGAAGGCTGGCACGACCGCGCCGACTGCGACCTATGGACAGAATGTCCGCACTTGGAGCAACTGGGACGGCACGTCTGACCTTGCGATTGCGACCGGGCAGAAGGTGACGGTTGCGGAATGCACCAGCGACTACCGCGTGATTCGCTCCGGCAGCGCGACGGTGACGGCGGCGACCTAATGGAGGTGGAAACATGGCTGTGACGCTGGAAATGGCAATGCGCGAGTGTAACAACTTTTTCGAGCGCTGCAAGTACGCAGGGGAGATTCGCATCGCGGGCGGTAAAATCGTTCCTGATGTAGGTTCGCCCTATGTATACATCAGCGGCAGCGCGCGGAACGACGGCGTTCACAGCCTTGTTTCTGGCGCAATGGAGGATGCGGACGGGGAGGAAACTTTCGACGGCACGTTGTGGTTTCTGTACCCGCCGCGCCCGTTTGTTGAGATTGCAAAAGAGTGCGCGGAGTACGAGACGAAAAACCCAACTGGGGCATACACCTCGGAATCGTTCGGGCATTACAGCTATTCGCGGGCGACTGGCAGCAACGGCGTTGTGACGTGGCAAGCGGCATTCGCGGACAAGCTGCGCCCGTATCGGCACATGTACACGGAGGTGGGCTGATGGCGTGGATTGACTTTGGCGAGGATGCTTGCATTGTTGACAAACGCACGGAATCCGACGGCATGGGCGGCGTGACTGTGTCGTGGACAGATGGAGCGTCTATCAAGGCTTGTTTTGTCCGCGAAAGCACCACGGAGGCGAAAATCGCGTATCAAAACGGCATCCGCGAGATTTTCACAATCGTCTTTTCTGATTTGCTAGAGCTTGCGCCAAATGACCGAGTAAAGCGCCTGTCCGACGGCAAGGTTTTCCGCATCACGTCCGATGCGCGGGACATGACAACGCCCAAGCAGAGCGATATGCACTTCCGAGAGGCGGACGCGGAGGTGGTGACTGCGTGATTGACTTGCAGCGGAAACTATACAAGTTTTGGAGCAGCTTCACCTACGAGGGCAAGCCCATCCCTGCATACATCGAGGACGCAGTGCCGGAGGAAGCGTCTTTTCCCTATTTTGCGTTTCAGGTGCAAGAGGGAGACACATTCGGAAAATCTACAATGATTTGCACGCTGTGCTGTCAGGCGGAAAACGGCAGCAACGTCAACTTGCAGCGCGCAGCAATCCTTGACGAGGTTCGCCGCGCTATTCCGCCGGAGGGAACAGCGATTTATTGCGACGATGGCTTTATCACGCTATACCGCAACAATAGCAACTTTTTCCGCCTTGAAGTAGATACGACGCTCAAAAGCGTCTGCTATGGGCGGATTTACTACGAAATCGTGACTTATTACACCTAACAGGAGGTAAAAAAATGACGACTGGGCTTCGGGCAAGCACATTTGAGAATCTGCAACTCAATGCCGGGATGTTTCTTGCTAATTTCGATTATTCCACCGCCACAGACGCGGCGACGCTTGGCGCGCTGCTGAAAACGGAGCGCGAAAAGACAAGCGGCTCTGCGCTGATTGGCGCAACGCGCGGCGGCGGCACGTTCGTCTGCACGCCCAACACGCGCAGCATCGAGGCGGACGGCAAGCGCGAGGAATGGAAAGGCAGCAGCGTCAACGATGGCTGGACTATCAAGCTGACGACTACCCTGCTTGAAATCAATGCCACCAACCTTAAGCGGTCTTTTGGCACTGCCGACGTAACGGACACGGAGAAGAAGCACACCATCAAGATTCGCACCGACATTAAGGATGCGGATTATATTGATAGCCTTGTTTGGGTTGGCGACACCTCGAAGGGCTATGTGCTGATTGCCATCAAAAACGCGCTGAACACGGCGGGCGCAACGCTGACGTGGACGGACAAGGGCGAGGGCACTATTCCGGTGGAGTTTACCGCGCATCAGGACGGACTGGAAACCGACGGGTATGCGCCTTGCGAGGTAATTTTCTTCGACCCCGCCGCTTAATAACACGCGGCAGGGTTCGCGCCCTGCCGCACTTTCGTGAATTTTGAGGAGGAAAACGTATGAATACCGCAACCGCATTTGAGCAGATGGCAAACGCCATTCCGTACATCGACAAGCTGGTAAATAGCAAGGAAATGAAAGCCTTTGTGGAAGAAAAGAGCAAGGGCGATGTTGTCGGGCGCGATATCCTGATGAAGATGCTGCCGATTCTGTATGCAAAGCATCCCAAAGAAACGATGGGCATTCTCGGCGCAATGCACGGAAAGACGGCGGAGGAAGTCGCAGAAATGGACTTCACCGAAACCGCCGCCATGATGGACAAGGACACACTCGATTCGCTGTTTGCTTTTTTTACCTTTGCGCTTCGTCTGGGGTGCATCATGTAATCCCTGTGCTGTACAAGTACCGCCCGCAAAACGTTCACGCGCTGGGGGTGCTTCTGGCGCACGAAACGCAGGAGGAAGCAAAACGTTGCTACATGGCTAATATGGCGTGGATGACGGTGCTTGCTATTTCGTCGTTTGGCGGCGCGAATCTTGAAATCCCGTCATACAGCGACGTTTTCGGCGCAGAGAAGCACGAAACAAAGCAAAAAACGGCAGAGGAAATCTGCGACGACATTATAAACGGACTAATGGCGAGGGGAGGTGCAGAAGATGGCGGAAGCATTTGAGTTGTACGCGAGTTTCAAGATTGATACAAGCGGATACACACAGGAACTGAATAAAATCCGGCAGGAAATGCAGCAGTTCCAGCAAGAACTAAACAGCTTTGCTGTGCATCCGACGTTTGACGGCGGACGTTTTCGGACGGAATTGCAGCAAGCGCAGCAGCAGTCTACGCAAGCGACGGAGGAAATCCAGCGTTTGCAGCAGCAAATCCAGTCTTTGCAGCAAGCAGCAGACGGCGGTTCTGGCGATTCGGGCGGCGGTGTGCTGAGCGGATTTTTGAGCCGCCTTGATGTAATTGGCGATATTGCAAGCGGGCAGTTCCTTGCAAACATGGCAGCAAACGGCATCAATAGCATTATCGACGGCATCACGGGTTCAATTGACGAATCAATCGGACTTGCGTCCGACCTTGTGGAGACGCAGAACGTTGTTGACGTGACGTTTGAGGATTCCGCATCCACAATCAATAAGTGGGCGCAGGAGGCGCTGAACGCCTACGGCATCACGGAAACCAAGGCGAAACAGTATTCGTCTACACTGGGCGCTATGCTGAAATCCATGGGCATTGCCGATGACCAAGTTCTCCAAATGTCAATGGATATGGCGGGTCTGGCGGCGGATATGGCGTCATTCTATAACCTTGACCACGACACGGCATTTGAGAAAATCCGCTCCGGCATCTCCGGGGAAAACGAGCCCTTGAAGGCGCTTGGCATCAATATGTCCGTTGCGAACCTAAACGCCTTCGCCCTCGAAAAAGGCATGAATAAGGCGTTTGACAAAATGTCGCAGGCGGAACAGGCGACGCTGCGCTATCAGTATCTGCTGGAAGCCACGAAGGACGCTCAGGGTGACTTTGCGCGAACCGGGGACAGCTTCTCAAACGAGATGCGCAAGCTGCAAACGAACCTCGACCGCATCAAGACGGAGTTTGGCAAGGGGCTGCTGGGCGTTGTAACGCCCGCGATTTCGCTGCTCAACAACGTGCTGTCGGATAAGTCATACCAGTACACCACAGCCGAAAAAATCATGCAAGAGCGGGACGAATCAATATACGACGCAAAGGCGACCTATGCGCAGTCGCTCACAATCGTTAATTCCATGCGCAACATGGAGCAGGAGAGCGGCGAAGCTGTAAAGGCAACGAAAGCGTGGCAGAAAGCCCTCGAAAACCTTAAAAACGTTATGCCGGGACTTTCGCAATACGTTGATTTAACCTCTGACGCCATTATGGGCAACACAGAGAGAATTAAACAGTATGTGGATACCGTGAATGGCGTGTCGCTGTATGGTGCACATGATACCGCCGTTACCGATGCACAAGCAGCAGTTGATGAAACGGAAAAACAGCTTGAATCCCTATATGCACGCAGAGATTATCTAAACTCGCTAATTGTGGGGTCTAATGCTGAAGAAGTAAAAGCCGCATATCATGATGTGGTAGAAAATGCCTATCAGTCCTTTGTCCGCACAATGGCTGGAACAAATGCCAACTATACGTTTGCCAATACATTTGACGAATTTTTTGCATCGCAATATGATGAAGTCGACAGGGCGATTCGCGGGGTTGGAGATTCTTCCATAAATCTCTTCGATTTCGGAGACATGCAAGCTGCGGCGTGGAGCAAGCTCACAGAAGCAATGAGCTTGCAAACATTCGATAGCAGCGCCGCCGCCGGAGAATTGGAAGAGGTTAACAGGCAAATCGAAGAAACTAACGATAAACTGAACGAGAATCAGACCGCGCTTGCAAGGGCAACAGCGGAATGGGAAGCGTACAAACGTGCACACCCGGAAGCCGAAGAACAGGTAAAATTCAACGAAGCCATCGAGGACGAGAAGAAAGCCCTCGAAAACCTTAAAACCACGGCAAAAGATGTTTACACCTACCAGGAAGATGCGCTGAAGAAGATGCAGAAATCTTACAAGGGCGTTGCGTCTGGATTTGGCTTCATGGTAAAGCACACGCGGGATGAAATGCAAGAACTGCTGAACACAACTTATAGCGAAGAAAACGTTATGGGTTGGTGGGAACAAAACGCAAACGTCCTTGAAGAGTATAACGCCCAGCTTCGCGAAGCAAGAGACGCAGGGCTGGACACTGGCATCATTGAAGGGCTTTTAACCTACTCAACAGAGAATGAGGCTACGCTGGCTCGATATCTCGACCTGGCGCGAACTAATCCAGATGCGATTGCTGCGCTAAATGCGAAATATGCACGAGTAAGAGCAGCCGAAAATGATAGCGCGGCATTCGCAACAGAAATTACTCTTGCGAATGATGAAACCTATCAGTCAATGCTTGCAACCATGGAGAAGGCGCTCGAGGCGTTCCAACAGGCAGAAACAATCACCGCGTACATGGAAGAGAACGACAGTGCGCTTCTTGCCGGAATCGACAAGATGAAGGAAACGTTAGAGAGTGAGCTTCCAGGAATCAATGCGCTTTTGGAAAAGTACGGGTTTGGGGTGAAGTTGAGCGACTTGACGCCCAAATACCGCACCGACTACTCGACAAACGAAACGCACTACGACTTCTTAGGTGATATTTCCACTGGAAAAGGACGCGCTGCGGATGCACCGCTTGCAGTCGGCGGGCATCTGATGGAATACTGGGCGCCAAATCCAGAAACGAATCCGCAGGAGCTTGCCGACGTTCTTGCTGCCCTCGAAGCGAAGCAGAAAGAGAATCAGAAAGTGCGCGAAGGAAACGGCTACTGGGACAAGGTACAGGAAGCAGCAGATAAAGCATACGAAAACAGAAAGCAAGTAGCGGAAAATTTGACGTTTATTCGCGAGATGCACACAACGTTTGAAACGATGCAGGAAAACTACCTAACAGCACTCAAAGAAAGAACAGCTCCGAACATCACCAACAATGAAGATGGGGTGCTTTGGGTGCGCATCGAGAATCCAGCAGATGTTGCAAAAGCTGTTTCCGGGCTTCCTCCAACGACAATCCAGAATAATTTTTCCGTTGACGGGAAGATGATTGCGACAGCGATTGCGCCATATGTCAACTCCGCAATAGGCGGGACAATTCGCTCCAACCTGATGTTTAAGAAGTGGGGTGATTGATAATGCTTACGCGCTATCGCGCGTGGATGGGAGAAGAAGCGCTTGAAGACCTCGACCCGTCCATCATCATCATCGACATTTCGGAGGACGCGCCACAAGCAGCCGTGACAACCGAAGCACGCCCCGGTGGGGGGATGTACCTCACCGGGCAGCTTCGGCAGTCCATCACGGTAACAATCGCCGTGGAAATCCACGAAGCAAACACCATCCACAGGCAGCTTGTCCTCAGTAAAATCATGCGCTGGGGCAGTGGTGGACAGTACCTGCACACGTCATACCGCCCGGAACAGCGACTATACATCGACAGCATCGAGGCAGCGAGTGTTTCCGCGCTCAAGTGGACGGACACGCTGGAAATCAAGCTGACGGCATATCAGCGTCCGTGGTGGGAGGAAGCAACTGTTTCCAAAATGGAAACAGTTGAAGCAAGCAAAAGTGGCATCCTGACGGTTTACAACCGCGGGGAAATGCCCTGCCCACTGGAAGCCGTTTTTGTGGCAATCGACCCGCTGACAAACGTTGCAATCAGTTGCGGCAGCGAGAAAATCGTGCTGACGAATATCAGCGTAAAAACGGGCGAGGAAATCCGCATCGAACACGACGATAACGATATCCAGCAAATCACGGCGGCAGGGCAATCCGCGATGGGCAACCGAAACGGACAATCTGCCGATGAAATCACGCTAAAGCCTGGAATCAACAAGGTGTCGTTCAGCGGCGACGGGCTTCTGTCGCTGACAGTCACTGCGAGGGGGCGGAAATATTAACTACAAAGCATATGGCACACCGCAGGAAGTAACCTTAACGTCAAAATGGAAATGTATCGAAACAGCAACCGGATGGTATTACGACTATGGTCCGACAATCGATAGGCGCAATATTACGTTTCCAGTCGTTCTCCCTGCTGACGCGGTGATTACTTCGGCAAGAGTACACGCGGATTTCCGCCGTGACCTCTTCGGCAATCAGCAGAAACAAGACGTGAATGATGTGCACGTTGACGAAGCGGGTTTTGCGACGGTAACGCTTCCAGATGGCGCGCTTACAACTTCTTTTGTCGCCACGCTATCATTTCAAGCGTGGGGAACGATATACACCGATACCAGACCGCGTTCCATCTCCCCGGACGTCCGCGACATCTACCTCACAATCGACTATATTTCCGGCATCATCCCCGACCCGGACGCAAGCAAGGCATACACCAACAATGTCCGTTTGCCGCGTCTGCTGGACAAAAATCTGCGAGAAATCAAGCGCTTGCGCCCGTCGTCGCTGTCGCTGTCCTTGTCCCTCGACGACATTTCCACCGCGAGTATGACGCTTGTGGACGGTACATGGATGGACGTAACGCAGTTTGTGGAGTTGTACCACATCGGCGGCAGCGTCGGCATCTTCCGATTGCGCTCGGACACGCAGACATACAGAAATTACGCGACGCAAGAAGTCAATCTTGACCACGCCATTTCAACACTGATGGACGGGCTTCTGCCGGAGCAGCTAAAAATCGGCAGCGCATCCGTTGACGCGGTTGACGTGCTGGCGCAGCTTCTCACCTATCAGCCGGAAACACGCTGGCAGATGGGGACGTGCGAGTTATCACAGCATCTCACATACGATTTTGACGCGGGGACGAACATCTGGACAGCAATCAACAACGTCAAGGACTTGTCGCCCGCAGAAATGATGTGGCAGTACGACTTTTCCACCCATCCGTGGACGCTCAACCTCGTTAATATGCCAAACACCGTTTCCTGCGAAGCGCGTTTTAACGGCGCGCTAACCAGCGCAACTGTCAGCACCGACCGCGACGACCTTGTGACCCGTATGTACGCATACGGCAAAAACGGCATCACCGTTGGCACGGTAAACGACGGCAAGGACTACATCGACGCAGACACCATCGAAGAGTGGGGCATCGTGTGCGGAAAGTACTCCGATAACAGCATCACAGACAAAGAGACGCTGCTGGAGAATGCGAAGAAGGAACTGGCGAAAAAGAAAACCCCGCCAATTTCCATCGACGTTTCCCTTGTGGAGCTGTCCGCCATCACGGGATTACCCTACGACCATTTCCGGCTGGGGAGCATCTGCCGGGTTGCAATGCCTAAATTCGGGCGCTGCTACGATGAGCGCATTCTGACGCTCAACGCGGACAATGTGCTGCTTGAGCCGCAGAAGGTACAAGTTACCATGTCAACGGAGGGCAAGAGCGTCAGCGGCATCATCGAGGCGCTGGGCGGCAAGAGTGGGCTTATTTCCGCAGGAACGGAATAAGGAGGACGCATGAATGAGTTAAATTATACTTGCAACCTGTCTGCCGGGTTGCGGATGACACCGCTCAAAGCGGCGCTCGTGCAAGGCGAAGCAAACGCCCACACGCTGAAAATCGCGTTTGAGAAGGACGGCGCGCCGTACAGCATGGATTCGGGCGCAACGATTGTCGGCAGCTTTATCAGGCTGGACAGCGTCGCAAGCACTGACGAAAACCCGACGATTCTTCTCCAAGGTGCAGTCAGCGACGGCGTGGCATCCGTGACGCTTTCCGCTGCTTGTTACGCTGTTGTTGGGCGTTTCCGCCTGATGGTCACGGCGACGGTCGGCGAGGACACGACGGCTATCTTGTGGCTTGAGGGGCGCGTCGCGGCGGGGGCAACCGGGACAGTGTACGACCCGGATAACGTCATTCCCGACATTACAACGGTGCTTGCAAAGGTTGAAGACTGCAAAAACGCAGCGGCAAACGCGAATGCAGCGGCAGAGAGCGCAACATCCGCAGCGCAGCAGTTTCTGGGGAAGTACATTACTGACGAGGAAAAATTGTTGCTGCTGGAATTGCTTCGAATGGGTGCGTATCGCTCCAACACCGCCGCGCAAAATTATAACAAGCTATACGCAGCGTGGAAGGACGATGTATCAGCGCTTGAGGCACAGCGCCCGCAAATCGTCAGCGTTGAGGCGGACAAAACGACAATCACCGTCGGCGAAAGCGTGACGTTCACGGTGGCGCAGAAGAACGCGGCATCAATCCGCTTCCTTGTGGACGGCGCAGTAAACGAGCGAATCTATGACGTTCAGCAGGAAACGATAACGTTCACAAAGCAGTTTCAATTTACCGGGAGCGGAACGCGGATTGTTGCATTCCAGGCGGTTGACGCGAGCAGCAACGTCGGGCTGGAATCGGATAGTATCATCATCACAATTAAGGAGGCGGCACAAAATGGCGTGGAATCTAATCCGCAGGAATAACGGCGAGACTATCCACACGGACTATGTTGAGTGGATGTTGGATAACGCCGCCGACATCTCCAATGGCACAGAGCCGGGGAAGTCTGGCAGTATCGGCAGTCTGGCGTACACCGCCGGGTTCGGCTCGATGTGGCAGAAGGACGCGCAGGGCGCGTGGGTGAAGCTGGGAGGTGGCACGAATGGTTGACGCAAGCACGATTGGTGTGATTCAGGCGCTTTACGGCACAGGCGCAAACGGTGGGATTCCAACGGCGCTGGTGACAGACAAGACGCTGACGCTGGAGAACCGTGCGGCGGACGCGAAAGCTGCTGGCGACGCTATCCGCGCGGTTACGAATACCGCCAACACGCTTTCTTCGCGCGCGAATGTGTTATCTGGCAGTGTGTCCGGCGCGTCGATTACTGCGACGGATTCTTTTGCCGCGCCTTTTGTCGGTCTGCGTGTCTGCGGCAAAAGCACGCAGGACGGTACGCCGCTCCCGACCGCTCCCGTGCCGATTGTCAGCGCGGGTGACGGCGGAACGGTGGTGGTCACGGTGTCGGACGGCGCGAACGAATCGCAGACGCTGACGCTGCAAACGCCGAACGCACTGCCGGGCATCCCGGTCACATCCAGCGGCAATTACACGGATGAAAGCGGTCAGCAGTGGGTGTGCGACGAAGTGGATTTGGCGCGCGGGGTGCGCGTGCAGCGCATCACCAAAATCAAGGTGACGTCTTCGCTCAACTGGCAGACGTCCGGACAAAAGGTTGATAGATACTTTGCTTGGTTCGCTGACACTTCTGCGACAAATGTTCTTTGTACGCACTTTTCCACCACCGTAGGTTCGGAAGCTGTCGGCGGCGCTATCGCAAACCAAAACAACCTCATCGGCTTTGCCTATGCGCAAAAAGGCACATCAACACTTGATGAGTTCAAAGCATTCCTCGACGCGAACGAGGTGTATGTTTGGACGTCGCTTGCAACACCCGTCGAAACCGCTCTTTCCGCCGCTGAAATCAGCGCGTACAAGGCGCTGACCACCTACGCCCCGACGACCGTCATCAGCGTGAGCGGCGGCGCTGGCGCGACGGTAACGTATCAGCGCGACGTGACCATTGTAATCAAAAATCTTGAGGATGCGATTGCGTCCATGACGCAAAATTAAGGAGGTATCTTTATGGCAATTAACAGCAAGGCACGGCACGATTTGACGCTGCGCGCAATCAAGCGCGAGATTTCCGCGGGGCGCGATGTGGCGTTTTGGCTCGATAAGGCGTACACGCACCTCGACAACGGGCTGTTTGTTGAGGACGACATCGCGGAAATTGAGACGTTGGCACAGGCGTACTATGATTCGCTGGACGCAGCGGAAAATGAGGGAGAAAACGCAATCTAAGTTGCAATTAAGTTGCAATTAAGTTGTAAGCAAGTTGCAATCTCGACTTTTAGCACTGCACAAATGCCGAAAAATCGGCATTTTTTAAGTTGCACGCAAGTTGCACGCAAGTTGCAAGTTAGTACCAAGTTAGTACCAAGTTAGTACCAAGTTTGAGGAGGTGTCATCATGCCCAAAATCGCAGTATCCGCCATTCTGGGCGACTTCCAGCGGATGCTTGACGAGCACTGGAAGTATACGGCTGGTGCATCGGAGACGGGGAACGTTGACTGCTCCGGCGCGTTTGTGTGGGCACACCGTCAGCACGGACAGCGCATCTATCACGGCAGCAACCGCATTGCGCGGACGGAAATTGTTGAGCTTGTCCCAATCTCCGCCGCGAAGCCCGGAATGGCAGTTTTTAAGTGCCGGAATCCGGGTGATTCGCGGTACGCCTTGCCATCCAGATATAAGCAGGGCGGCAAATACTACAACGGCGACTTGAGGGATTTTTACCACATCGGGCTGATGGGTGAGGACGGCAAGGTTCTTAATGCGCAGAGCAGCGCAACGGGCTTCGTCTCTTCACCCGTCAAGTCGTGGACGTGTGCAGGATACCTCAAGAAAGTCGATTACAAGGAGGAAAAACAAGTGGAAGATTCTTATACCGTCGGGGTTTCCTACGTTGGGCGGGTTTATGCCACGAGCGGCAGCACGGTCAACCTTCGCGCAGAGCCGAGCAAATCCGCAAAGGTGCTGGAAAAGGTCAAAATCGGCACGACTGTCAACATCATCGGAACTACTGATGGCTGGCTTCACGTCGAGACTGAGACGAATCAGGGCTACATGATGGCGGAGTTTGTCGATGTGGGTATTTCCAAAACGGAAACACCCACGTTCTCTGAGTTTGCGGAACGCATCGAAAAGCTGGAGGAACGCGTCACAGCACTGGAAGGCGGGGTAGGTTGAGATGGAGAATATCACCGCCGATAAACTGATTCTGGCGCTGGGCGTGATTCTCGTCCTGCTGGGAGCATACAATACATTTTACACCGCGCGAAAAAATGTGAGGGACGAACGCAAGCGCCAGGAGCAGCCAACAAACGCGCTGGCATCCAGCGTATCAGACATCAATCGCAAGCTGGACACAGACAAACGCCGCCTTGACGGGCACGAAGAGCGCATCGGCGGCTTACGTGACGGACTGATGGTAACGTGCGCCGGAGTACAGGCACTTTTGGAGCATGAGTTACACAACGGCAACGCCGACGAAATGACGGCGGCAAGCAGGGAAATTGATAATTGGTTGAGGGGCAATGCCCTAAAGGGAGGAAATGCAAAATGAGCGAAAATTTGAAGCGCAAACTGACAAGCCGCAAGTTCTGGGCTGCGGTTGTGTCCTTTGTGACCATGTTGACTATGGCGTTCGGCGTGGCGGATGAAACCGCAACGCAGGTCGGCAGCATCATCATGGCGGGTGCTACGGTCATCGCCTACATCATCGGCGAGGGCATGACGGACGCAGCTGCGGTCGCGGATGGCAAGGATAAACCGAAGGAGTAACGCATGAGCCGCGAAGTCGTATGGACAAAAGCGGTTGTAGATGCTTTTGTGGATGAAGCCTGTTTGTCCGATGAAGAAGAGCTGATTATCAGGTCGCGGGCAAAAGGCTGGACACGAACAAAGCAATCAATGCAGTACAATATGAGCATTCGCAAGATTGACTATATTATACACACGCTGAAAACCAAGTACGACGAAGCGCAGAAATACTCCGAGATTTTACCCAAAAGGAATATAAAGAAAGCCGGGACGTAATGTCCCGGTCTTTTTTTGTTGTGCACTATTCTTGCGCCTGACGCTTGCACTCAACGTCAAGTTCTGGATACACCCCTGCGATTTTCGCAAGGGTTTCGCTTTTTAGGCGATGGTACAGCTCTTCCTTGCCGACAAGCCCGAAAAGGTCAACCAATTTGTCGTCGTACTCGCAAAGGTTATGACGGACGAAATTAACCATCCAGCGTTCAAGCGTCTCGGTATTCGGGGACAATATATCCACATTGCCGTGTTCCAAATACCATTCTTGCTTTGCGTTCAGCGTCGCCTCTTCCAGGACGGGCATATCCCAGCGCGTAACGTGGATGGAAGCAATGAGGTCATCGGCAATGGCTTCGGCGTTCTTGCGCTTCGTTTCGACGGCTTTTGCGGATGCCGCCTTCCGTGCGGCTGCTTTTGCCGCCATCGTCTGGAACTCCTGCGTCCCCATGACGGAACGCACATCATCCTCGCGAAACAGCTTCATGGGCGCGGAGGACGCATAATGTGGATTCCGCTTAAGGATAGGCGGCGGCAGCAGCTTGTCTATCATGGACTTTGTGAAGCCCATGGACAGAACTGCCGATTGCGAAATAAGCTGTTCCTTTTGCTTTTCCGGCATGGTGTTCTCCTTGTATTAAATTTATTACAGGATGCTATTTTTTGTTTATTTTTAACACCTCGTCTATTGCCGCACGACTTTCGTCAGAAACCTTCTTCCCATTTTCGTAATTTCGTATTGTTCTTTCGGATAAATGCACAATTTCCGATAGCCGTGCAACGGTAAATCCTGCTGCAATTCGCGCCTTACTTGCTTCTGTTTTCTCTTTTCGATACTTTCTCGGATTTTCAAGCGAACCGTGTTGCTTCTTTGCTGGCAGATTAGAGGCTTTAAGTGCCTTTGCATCCGCGCAAGCATCGGAACAATATACTCTGTGCGCTTTATTGGGCGTAAATATCTTCCCGCAAGTTGGGCATAAACGAACGCGTATTTCCTCCATCTTCTTTTGCGTCTCACTACGCGATTCTTTCCGCCTCTGATTTGTCTTCTCCGCGTTTTTTTTATAGTAATCCAGCGCACGCTTGCGCGTTTGTTCTGCCGCACAAGCTGGACACATTACTTGCTTCCCACTGTTTATAATATACGGTTTCCCGCAAATCTCACAGTAGGCAGTTCCGCCGATTACACGACTTTTCCCATTTTTCTTTCGTTCTTCATACTCTTTTTTCCTTTTTTTCTTCGCCGCCACGTTGCAAGTCGGACAACGCTTTGAGCGCGGATAACCCATGTATTTTGCGCCGCAATCCTCGCAGACCTTCTCCTTTATTGTTTCGTGTATATTAAAATACCCTTTTCCTAATAAGGCATTTGCTTCTTTTGATTCCTTCTTTTTCATCTCAATAGCGCATTGCGGGCAGCAGAAGTACTCCTGCTGCCCGGACAATGGTTTTCCGCAGTTTTCGCAAAGCCTCATTCTTTAAGCCCCCACATTTCCAGCGTATCATCGATATACTCGATGTCGCTCCCTTCACATTCTTTCCAAGGGGTTCTGGGGTCTCCGATAATCGCTTCGATTTTAGCGATTGTCTCTTCTGACCCTTTGCTACCCTCCTCTTCAAGGTCATTCAGCGCGACAGGATTCCCTTCCGTCGTGAGAATCCACTCGCCGTAGACGGGTTCGACACCTACATACAGCGTGTAGGTGCGACCTTCTTCAGAGCCACAGAACTCGTAGATTTCGGTGTTTTCGTTCACAGTAACCTTTTTCATAATTCTTACCTCTTTCTGTCCGGGGCTTTATTTTTTTTGCACCGCCCCTTGACACTATGTATTATATCACAGGTTGCGCAACTTGTCAACATCTTTTCAAGATTTTTCGCAAGTTTTTTGCGTTCTGTCCGCAAGCCACTGCGATAGGGCAAGGCGGACAACCGCCGAATCACTTAGCCCAATTTGCTGCCCAATCTCCTTAATCTGCTCATTCTGCTCGTGCGTCACAATGACGTTCTTAACGATTCTATTCCCATCTTTTTTTAACATTTTTTGTTCCTCTCAGTTTTATTTTTTTTATCCGCGTCGTCCAGCACCAAAATCCCGGTAATGCACGCGGAGAAGTTGCGGGTTTCCTCCCATGCCGCCATCTGCTCAACGGAATCAAATGTTGTACGTCTCGCCGCGGACGTTGAAGGTTTCGCCAATCTTGAAGGGCTGCACGGTATCTTCCAGCTTTTCTTCCTCTGCGCGGACGATTTTCGTGATTTCTGCGTAGGGATATTTCAAAGCCAGCCCATCCCCAGCCATGCCCGTGAAGTTCTTCGGACTGCAGGAAAGCACCTTCATCGGATGGTTCTTGTACCGTCCGATGCGGACGATGTAACCCGGCTTCACGTTCTCTCGACTATACTGTACGCCGCCCAGCGCGTCCATTGCGTCCTGATAGTAGCCCAGTTTGTCCAGTTCGATTTCGATGCGTTCCGCCCAGTAGTCGATTTGTTTGGCATATCCTTCCGCCTTTTCTGGAGAAGTCTTTGAGTACAGTTCGCACATGTCGATGTTGCGCTTAAACTTGCGAATCGACGCTTCGCATTCTTCTATGCGGCGATTCAGAAACGCGCGGTCTTTGAGTTCCACACGCTCCGCAGTCCGCTGTGCAGCCTGTGCGCGCTGGCGGTAATAGTCGGACTTGTTAAACGCGTCAAAGCCCTTTCGGAACGCATCCAACATCTTTTCGCGCTGGCGCGTGAACGCGCGACCTGCGGTGGTGTTGATGTTGGGTTGCGTAAAGAATGCAATGTCGCCATGAACGCGGTTGATGGGTGCTTGCAGCGCTTCACCGCGCTTTTCTTCGGCATCCGCCTTAATTTCAAAACGTTCGGCACGTTGTTCGGCGCGTTCTGCCTTGCGTTCCTGCCGTTCGGCAAAACTCAGGCGTTCGCCCTGCTCGCCACCGTCACCCAATCCGATGGACTGCGCCACACGTTCCGCACGCCACAGATTCGGCTCTTTCGCGCGGCTGCTCCAGCACCCGGAACGGCGACCCCAGAGGAACGCGCTCTTGATTTCAGAACGCTGTTCGTCCGTCAGGGCGTCGTATTCCGACTTATCGAAATGCAGCTCCAGCTTGCCGGTTTCGCGGTTGTGAATGTAATAGCTATCCATGTCCTACATCCTTTCTTGATTTGGAAACGTCCGAGTATTATCCCCAGACGTGCTGCTGGACGTACTGCCCGCTGTCACGGTCAAAGTGCATCAGGGTTAAATCTACCCCGGTGCGCGCGCACTCCGCCACAAGCGCCGCCGTGCAGGCGGTTAGCCCGGTGACATACACCACCAGTTTCCGCAGTCCAACGAACGCCTGAAGCCGGAGGAACACCTGAATGTCGCTATGGCGGTTGGCGACGTTTGGCGCTGGTCCATCGCAGGACGTGCCGATTCCGACGCGTTCCAGAAGGAACGTGCGGATTGTTTCCCTCATCGCCTCGAAGTCGAGAGGATTGACATCCCCCTCGAAGATGTACTCCGCACAGGGCATCTCGTGACGCCCCTTAATAAGACCGACAGTAATAGTTTCCATATATACCTTCTTTCTGCCGGGCGTGTGCCCGACGGAGCATCAAAGCTCTGCAAGCCAGCGGGTTGCACCGAAGCCAAAGTCATGTTCCAACTCTTCACGCAGGCAGTACTGCTCTGCGTCCTCATCTGCCTCCAACCACTCCGTGTCATCCAGCAGTTCCGCTGGAACATTGCGGTCGTCGGTTAGGTACTGCTCCAGCCACATTTCTTGCCCCAGAATAGCCTCCTCCATTCCACTGTCGGGCTTCAGCATTTCATCCCAACTATCGAAGAATAAGGGGTCGCCGTTCGTTTCGACGCACACGCTTCCCGTCGCCGTGTCGAGGAGAATGTGCCCTCCTTCTTCCCAATTCCCATCGTAGTCCTCGTAGTGGTACGCAGTCACGCGCACCCGCTGCTTCAAAATCGTCTTTTCCATACGTTACCTCTTTCTGTCGTGGGCTTTTATTTTGTACCGCCCCTTGACACTAATTATTATATCACAAGTTGCACAACTTGTCAACACTTTTTCAAGATTTTTCGCAAGTTTTTTTGCATCTTTTCAGCGCTTTGTCTGCATTTCCCAACCGTCCGAATCGCCTATACTATAATTAGTAGGAGGTGGTGCGGTGTATATCCACTACAACCCGAATCCGCGCGGCTTGCGTGTCGGGGATTGCGCTGTCCGTGCAGCATCAAAAGCGGCAGGGGAGACGTGGGGAAGCACCTATGCGGCGCTCTGTGCGCTGGGCTATGACTGCGGCGATATGCCGAACGCTAACCACGTTTGGGGGCGTTACTTGCATGAGCGCGGATTCTCGCGCCACGCCCTGCCGGATACTTGTCCAATCTGCTACACCGTTGCGGACTTCTGCCGCGAACATCCGCGCGGGGTGTACGTCCTCGGAATCGGCGACCACGTTGTGTGTGCCGTAGACGGTGACTGGTACGACGCATGGGATAGCGGCGCGGAAATACCAGCGTACTACTGGAAGGGGGAGGATTGATGTATGGCGTATGGTTATCCACAGTATTATCCACAGATGCCGTATTACAACGCGCAGCAGACGGCAATGCCCGACCAGCTTGCGCAGCTTCGAGCAGCACAGCAGCCGATGATGCAGCAGCAAGCGCAGCCGTCAAGCAACGGACTGATTTGGGTGCAGGGTGAAGCCGGAGCGAAGAGCTACCTTGTCGCCAACGGTTCGAGCGTTCTCTTGATGGATAGCGAGAAGCAGACGTTTTATATCAAGTCGGCGGACGCGGCAGGAATGCCATCCATGCGCACGTTTGACTACACGGAGCGCAACGCATCCGTAAAGCCATCCAGCAGCGCGCAGGACGCGCCGGAGTATGTGACGCGGGACGAACTCAACACGCTGACGAAACGCCTTGAAGCGCTGGAAGGGCGCAAGAAAAAGGGGGTAGCGCAGGATGAACCCACTGTTTAACGCACTCGGCGGCGGGCAGATGCCCGGAGCTATTGGCGACTTCCAGCGTATGATGCAGCAGTTCCAGCAGTTCAAGGCGACGTTTCAGGGCGACCCGGAACAAGAGGTTCGCAAACTGATTGCATCCGGAAAAATCTCGCAAAACCAGCTTAACCAACTGCAACAGGCGGCGCAGATGTTGCAATCGTTCCTCGGTTCTTAACTTTGGCTATATTTGTTGCGCAACAATTTAGCATATACTTCAAATTCCGAAAGGAGAAAAAACATGAGTATGACCTCGGAACTCTCCGCTTCTGACGTGGCTCTGCTTTCCGGCAGAAACAGCAACCAGAACGGCGACGGCTTCTTCGGTGGCAATGGCGCATACTGGATTATCATCCTTTTCCTCTTCGTCTTCTGCGGGTGGGGCAATAATAGCTGGGGTGGCTTTGGCAATCGCAACGGCGGACAGGGTTCTGTCGTGGACGGTTACGTCCTCACCTCCGACTTCGCCAATATCGAGCGGAAAATCGACAACGTGAACAGCGGCTTGTGTGATGGATTCTATGCACAGGCGCAACTTACCAATGGCGTACAGATGCAGATGGCTAACGGCTTCGCTCAGGCGGAACTCTCCCGCGCCAATCAGCAAACCGCGCTGATGCAGCAGCTTAACGCGATGCAGGCACAGGCGGCGGATTGCTGCTGCAAGACGCAGACGGCAATCCAAGGCGTGAACTACAACCTTGCCACTCAGGCTTGCGACACTCGCAACACCATTCAGAGCGGCGTTCGCGACATTTTGGACAACGCCAACGCTAACGCCCGAGCGGTGATTGACGCACTGACGGCACAGCGCATCGAGGCGAAAGACGAGAAGATTGCTGCGCAGAATCAGCAGATTTTCGGCTTGCAGCTTGCCGCGTCTCAGGCAGCACAAAACCAGTATCTGGTGAATACGATTCGTCCTTGCCCTGTTCCGGCGTACACGGTAGCCAACCCGTTCTGCTGCAATCAGACGCAGTATTGCGCTGGTTAAGCTCCAGACAGCTTCCTGCCTGTGCAGGATGAGCCGATAACGGCAACTGAAAAAGCGGCGGGGCGTTGATTGATTCGCGCCCTGCCGCTGAAAGGAGAAAAATCATGGCTGAATATACTGCGGCGGCGGCTCAAACCGTCGCCAATGGAAACAATGTCCTTTTTACTGCAACGCCCGTCTGCGCCACGCGGTGCATCGTCCATCGTGAGGGGTCTGGAATCGTAACGCTGCGGGGCATCACCAACGGACAGTGCCGCGCGCGTTTTCGCGTAAACTTTGGCGGCAATATCGCCATTCCGACGGGCGGCACTGCTGGTGCTATCTCTGTTGCGCTTGCAATCGCAGGGGAGGCGCTTCCGGCTTCTACCGCCATCGTCACCCCTGCTGCTGCGGCGCAGTACCAGAACGTCAGCATTGATACCTTTGTTGATGTTCCGGCGGGGTGCTGCACGACCATCAGCGTCAAAAATACCGCTGGCGTGGATATTGACGTGCAGAACGCCAACCTGATTGTCACGCGGGTTGCGTGAGGAAAGGAGAAACGCAATGAAATATCTTCGCGAACTTAAAGAAAAACTCTGCGAAGAGCTGCAAGAGATTGCGGAGAAGCAGGATATGTCTGCTGGCGACCTCGAAGCTGTTCACAAGCTGACGGACACCATCAAAAATATCGACAAGATTGAGATGCTGGAAGCGGACGGGTACAGCAATCACGGCGGCGACTGGGAAGCGCGTGGCACCTACGATGGTATGTACCGCGATGACCGATACAGCCGCCGCGGACGCGATATGCGCGGACGGTACAGCCGCCACGACGGCACGGACAAGCGCCTGATGGACGAGCTGGAAGAGCTGATGCGTACCATCGAGCCGGGAAAGCGTGACGTGATTCGGCGGGCGCTTGAAGAACTGAAAGAAGCATAACGGAAAGGGGCTGGCTGCGTGGTTACGCTGACGTGGGTTGATGGGCAGATTGAAAAGGCAATCGAAGAGGGCAACAATCCGCAGAACATCCGCGATTTGGCGGCGCTGATTACAGTGCGTGAGTACCTCGCCACGCGGTCAGCCCCGAAAGCCGATGCACAGAGTGTGCAGGAATCCGCCGATGACAAGAAGCGCCGGGATGCGGTTGTCCTCATGACGCACAGCGCGGACTTGGACACAGTGCCGACCATCCAGCAGGTGGAGACGGCACTGCATTCCATCAGCGTCAACACGCCGGAGGAACGAAAGCGTGTGCAGGACGCGAAGAAGTGGGCACAGATTATCTCGCAGAAAAACGCCTGACAAAACGATTAGAAACTTTTATAATGATGTTGGTCAAAAGTTCCAGTTCCTTTCTCCCTTCCATGCACAGCCCTGCATGGAGGGGCTTTTTTTTGACCCCCGTTTTGACTACTTCGTGCGACGGAAAGAGAGTCAAAATTGCGAATCTGGGGATTGCGCAAAAAGAGAAAAAAACAGCAAAGTCTTGAGACATCAGGATTCCAACAGCCATTTAAGGAAAGGGGAAACGCGGCACATGTCCCATAAGAGGAACTATGCATAAGTCCTGAAAGGCTTGCAATATCCGGCATTCACGGCTTCACCGCTTTCGGCTGACTACCGTTTTGACCACTTGGCGCGTTTGTAAGCATCTTGTTCATCCTCGCGATTGCGCTTTCTTCTTTCTTTTGGGTGAGGTGCGCGTAAATACGCAGAATCATCTGCTCGTTTGCGTGTCCCATCCATTTTACCGCCGTTTTTATATCAACGTCCGCGTCGTACAGCATCGTGGCAAAAGTATGCCGTAAGTCATGCTGCCGAATCTTCACCGTTCGCCCAGCTTTTTTGGAGAGATGTTCCACATAAGCATGCCAGCGCAAGTTCTCAGTTTCTTCTCTTATATATGTGCCAGTTCTCGTTTTCATTAACGCGCCGTGCTTTCCTTCAAGTGCTTTCCTCAAAGGCGGGAAAAGTGGAACATCGCGAACGCCAGCTTTCGTCTTTGTTTTTGATAGTACAGATTTCCCAGCTTCATTTCTAATTGCTTTACGAATGTGAATATATCCGTTCTCAAAATCAATGTCTCGGTCAATGTCAATTGCCAAAGCCTCGCCCTTGCGCATTCCGGAATACAGCATCGCCATTGCAAGCAAGCCCATTGATTCTTCTTGATATGTTTCTTCAATCAGACGGATTTCCCACGCTTCGAGATTCCTGTGTGTTCCATTTTCTCCTTTATCGCGATGGACATTTTCGCAAGGGTCGATTACTATCAGCCCGTCATTCCTCGCAGTTCGGAAAACGGCGCGGGTAATGGATTCAACTTTTTTTCGCGTCGAATCCATTAGATGATTGTAATTGTTATACATTTTTTTTATATCGGATGACGTTATTTCGGCAAGCGGCACTTGCGGAAGTTGACGCGAAATTCTTGTTAGATACATTGCACATTTGTTATATGTGTTTATTGCAACGTTGCTCTTGTACGTCGGCAGCCACTCCGCCGCGTACTCCGCGAACGTATACTTTTCCCGTGGTTTCCTGCCGTATTTTTCCTGTTTCTTGTACTCCTCACGGGCTGCAAGGGCTTCGGACTGCGTTCGCCCGTAGAACGAGAATCCTTTATATTTGCAAACGTAGCGCCCGTCGGGGCGCTTTTTTAGTGTCTGGCGTGGCAAGTGTATCACTCCTTTTCTCTCATTGTGCCGCAAAACGCAGCAAAGTGTCATCGTAAATTGTGAACAAATTGAAAACATTTTGCAAACGCACGGAAAATTTTTAGTCATATTCCGCAGCGCATCAGCATATGGTATTGCGGTGGACGGTAAAAAATACGCGACTGGAGAGGAAAATATGCCTGTTTTTGATAAAAAGTTTGTTGTTAAAATGCTCGTCGAGAAGGTGAAGGAACCGCCGAAGGACTTGCAAGCGGAATTTTTCGCGTGGCTGGGAAGGGAAATTTCCGCAAAGGAAACATTATGAATATATAAACAATATCGGCTGTGCGAAGCATCGAATCAGAAAGCAAGTAGAAAAAAATTAAGCAAGTAAGAAGCAATCCGTGGAAAATAACGGCAAAAATTAGCTTCATTATTATTTTCCATCCAGATTCGCGATGCCGCTGTTCTATCAGCTTGCAACAATCATGCTTGGTAGTGTTGTGATGTTCTTGCATGGCTAATTTTGGGTTGCAAAAGTAAGGAAAGGTCAAACTTCACTTTGGAAAGTCAGTGAAAGTCAGGGAAACAGGTACAGAATAGCAAAAGCAAAAGTCAGAGAAAGTCAGAAACTTGCAGGAATGCGACGGTCATCAGCGAATAAAAAGTGTCTGAAACGTAGTAATTGCAAGCTTTTGCGCCACTTTTGCGAACATGCTGCATTAGCACAAAAAATATGCTATTCATTGCTTAGCTCGAAAAATACGCTATTCGTTGCTTAGCATAAAAAAAGTGCTTAGCATATTTTTTGTGCTATTCAGCAAATAGCACATTTTTTTTGCTTAGCTATAAAAAAAGAAAAAAAGAAAGAAAAGAAATAAAAAAAAGAAAACAAGAAAAGAAAAAACGCTGACGCGCTGTGGCAGTGGCGGTCTTTTTTTTACAAACGAACGTTATTCCTTCGCGCGCGACATAGTATTCGGGCGATGATTTGCCGGCGTCGGCAAAATGTTCGTTTGTTTCCTCTCGCGCGCGCGACATAGTATATTATATATCCATACTTGTGTGTAATATATATCATACAGTGTAATATAAGCTTCTATACAGTACAAGTATGGATATATAAAAAATATATAATAAAAGACCACTACTACCACCACAAGAACACATACTCGACAGAGTGGGGTAGGGGGATAATAGGGGGTATAGAGTAATAGGGGGTATGGGGGGAAGAGGGGAAAGGGGGGAAGAAGCGGGAGGGGAGAGGGACGGGCGGTGGTCTTGTGGTGGTGGCGGCGGTGGTCTTTTTTTATCCAGCACCTTTCTGCAAGCATCCGCAGCATGGTCATCTTCGCGGCTTCGCGAAATTGATAGCCACGAGGCAGACCATTTTCGCGACATCACGCAAATGGTTCTCACCGCCCGTTTTGTTGGGGTCAACAAAACGTTTTGCCATTTTTTACCCAAGAAAAAAATCAGCAGGGGGCTTGACAAGCGGGGCAATCTGGCATATAATCATGGCATCTTGCTTCTCCGCTCTGCTCCTCTGCTGATTCTCCTGCTTGTCCTCACGCGCTTGCCGCTCTCAGGCGTTCGGGGACGCGCGGTTCTTCTTGCTGGTTTCATGTTCCCGACATTCGCGCCGTGGGCATCACGGTTCTCCCTTTTCAGCATCACCATTGTCCGCCATGCGCTTTAAGCTATCACGTTTCTCCCTGCGCTCCTGCCGCATCCGACGTTCCGCCTTCGCGGTGAGATACTCAACGTAGTCCATCGCTTCACGCACAACGTCATCCGGCGCGCCCATCAGCTTGGCGATAATCGCCTCGCAGGTTGCGTCGAGAATCGGGCGGTCAGACGTTCCTTGCGGGTTATCGGACAGTCCGCAAAGGTAGTCGGTGGTCACGCCGAGCGCTTCGGCGAACTTCACGACGCTGGTAATCTCCGGAGTGATGGTTCCACGCTCATAGCACGAATACGTCGCTTGCGACACTCCAACGATGCTTGCCATTTCGGCTTGCGTCTTTTTTTTTGCCTTTCTCGCTTCCTTGAGCCTATCTCCAAGCATAAAAACACCTCAAAAATTTTTTTGCATATTACCTTGACATATAAAATCGAGTGTGCTATTATTAGCATTGATAATAAGCACTGATTGGAGGGATGCGGATGCAGAACCGCGTGCGGGAGTTCCGCGCAAAGAAGGGCTTTACGCAGATGCAGCTTGCGTGCGAAATCGGATGTGAGCAGGGTCTTGTGTCTCTGTATGAGAGGGGTGTAAATACCCCGTCACTGCATAACGCTCTTCGCCTTGCACGTGCGCTTGGCACGACGGTCGAAGCCCTTTTCGGGGGTGAGGTCGAAGGCTGAGAAGCTGCGGCACTTTCTCCACGTCGCTGGGGTGCAAGGAATCAGCGTCGCCGCGCTGTCCGAAAAGGCGGGCATCTCGAAGACGACTATTTACCGCTACGCCAACGGACAGGGAAGCCCAACGGTTGACGCGATGAAGCTCATTGCCGAAGCCCTCGGATGCACAGTCCGGGAGGCGTTCCCGGAGGTTTACAGCGAGAAGGTGGACGTGCCGACCGTTAACATCACGGACACGCAGCCCATCAGCACGGCAAAGCTGGCGATGCAGTACGGCATGACGACACGCGAGTTTAATCAGGCGCTGTTCCGCGCTGGCATCCAGATACAGCGCTCCGATGGCTCTTGGGTGGTAGCCGGGGACTATGCCGACATGGTGACTTACAAGCCTGTCAAAACGGAGCACGGCACGGTGCGGCTGTTCGCCATGTGGACGCTGACGGCGCGAAAGGTGATTCAATCCTTGCTGGAGGAGCAAGGAATAGTTCCGGCGGACGGCGTGAACGTGGGGTCGTCGGAACGCCCGACAAGATAGTCGAGCGACACGCCGTAGAAGTCAGCGAGGGCTATCAGGCAATCAAAAGACGGCGAGCGTTCGCCGTACTCATAACGCTGGTAGCCCAAGGCTGACATTCCAACGGCGGAATAGACTTGTTTCTGCGTCAACCCGCGCTCATGGCGCAGATGCTTTAATCGTCCGGGAAAATCCATGAAGCACCTCCAAAAAACGCTTGACATAACCGTTTGGTGGTGCTATAATAAGACTACCGAACGGTTATGCAGAAAGAGGGGCGAAGGTTGAGAAACGTTCGGATGGTTGAAGCACGGAAGCTCTGCGGAAAGACGCAGGAAGCCGTTGCGAAAGAGGTTGGCATTTCGACGCTTGCGTTTCAGCGCTACGAGGGTGGACAGCGAACCCCCAACGTTACGACAGCAATTCGCATTGCCGATGCGCTGGGGGGAGTGGACATTAGGGTGTTATTTGGTTGAGGAGGGTGCGATGAGACCGGAGAGATTTCCGCAATCGTACCCGATATAGCCGAGATAATCATCACTGTCTGGGTCTTGAAATAAAACAGTGATTTTCAGCTTCTCTTTGTCGCAAGGCAGCTTGTCCACTAACTTTGATAAAAGGTACTTCTGAAACTCCAAGCATTGATTTAATGCGGCGGAATCTCCATCATTTAACAAGTCGGTAAATATACTGGGGTAAATTGAATCAGTAATGATAGAGTATCCGGAATCCGCAGAGTATACAATCATGTAGTCATCCTTAAAAACCCCGTAGGTGTCAATAAGTTCGCGAAGTATCGCAGGGTTTGCTCCGGCTTTTACATAGTTGTTGTTTTTGCTGATTGAAACATAAGGCGTGTAACATGAAAATTTACCATTAAATGCGGTAAAGGTATAATACGCAGACTCTTGCTTATCTGTAACGTCAACAAACTTTACTGTCAGCTGTGAATGGGTGCTATAATTAAGCCAAATATAGCGTGCGAACTGGATAAAAAGCGAAGTATATCTATCAATGAGTCCTTGAAAAGCGGACGGGTAGCAGTTCTTGTAGGTAACAAAATCGTCGTGGATAATTTTAACGTCAAAGTTGTCCATGTTCGATGATATGGATACAGAGTCAAAAATGCTATCATCAAGGATGGATAAAAATTCGACAACCTGCGTATCTGTAAGTCCACCCTGCACCGGCTGTCTTTCGGCAAACGCGGAAACGCAGGAAGCCATCAGGCAGCATAGAACCAGCAGGACGGAAACAAACTTCTTCATCGTGATGATACCCCTTTCGTGTTTTGGAGGTGTGAACGTGTATCAGAGCAAACGGCAGTTGAAGCAGCGGATTGAGGACTTGCAAGCAAAAGTCGAGATGCTGGAAAAGGAGAACTTCGCGCTTCGCGAGGAAACGTACATGAGCGACGGCGTTTTCAAGCACAATCCGCTTTTGAGCTGGTACGGCAAGGAGTTGTGCCTTGCGTTCGGGCGAATCCTCGCTGCTCCGCGCTATATGCATCTGGACTTCGACCAATATAGCAAGTATATGCGCGATGTGCTGGACTACTTGAAGGAAATTCGGCTACTTGAAGAGAGCTATCAGCGAGAGAATCAAGCTGACGGCGGAGATGCCGACGGGAAGCAGGAAGCGCAAGCAACTTGACTTGTACTGCTCCATTGCATCCAGCGCGTGACGGTTCAGCTCCGGCACATAATCCGGCGGACGTGCATCAAGGTCGGATGGGTGCGGCGGCTGTGGCTCCAAGAAGCCAGATGAACGCAACCGCGCAAGCTGTTCCGCCGAAAGTTGTTTGCCGCGCTGAAAGTCACGGCAGAGACGATATTCTGATTCAAGCATGGCATACTCACCTCCATTCCTGCATAGGATATGACTGCATAGCAATCATTCCTGATTTTGAGGGAGGACGATTTCGCCGTGCTTGTCCTCATAGTCCGCGATATGCTGACGCATTAGCATCTCCAATTCGCGGTTGACGGTTCGCAGGTTTTTTTTCGCAACCACGCGGAACTTGTCAAGCGTCTGCTTGTCGGTGCGGAGCGTAAACTTCGGGAGGTCGGACGGCAAGGGAATCACCACCTTCAAAAAAATTTCGGTCAGCACCTTGACAGCAAGGTGACGGCACTATATAATAAAAGAGAGGTGACGGCACAATGACGGCAGATAGCCGGAAAGTCACACTGCGGATGGGCGCGGGGCTTCATCGCAAGCTGCAAGTTCTTGCAGAGCGCGAAAACCGAAGCGTCAACCAGCAGATGATTCACATCATCCAGCACGCCATTGAGGGGAGCGAGAAGTAGTCTGGGCGACATAGGCGGAAGCGAAAAAGGCTTTGCGCGAAAGCAACGTCTAATTCGCACAAAAACGCACTCAGGAGCGCTTGCACGTCGAGAGTGGTATTTCCTCACCTGACGGGCTGGAAGCGCTCAGAACGCCGTTTTTGTCCTTGTAGAGTGTGTGTCCGACGCAAACGCGAATCAGGAACGCGATTTGATGAACTCAATGTACTTCATCACATCCGCACGCTGGAGCGCGGAAAGAGACTTCACCTGTTCTATCAGCGGGTCGAAGTCGGGCGGCGAGAACGCGTTCTCATCACGTCCAACGAGCGTATCGAGCGAAACACCGAGAGCATCAGCAATTGCGAGAAGCCGCGTCGGAACGGGGTTGCTTCTTCCAGATTCGTAGTTCTGGATTGTTATCTCTGCGACGTTGGCGCGTTCTGCAAGCTGCTGCTGGGTCAGCCCGTTCGAGAGCCGAAGCGCAAGCAGGATTTCCGGGAACGGCACGGTGCATCACCTCACTTGCGCGGGTTCGCCCGAACGTATCGAGCGTACCGCATGACTTCTTCACGGTCGGACGGAGCAAGCGCGGAAATCTCCAAGTAGAGCGTGTCTGTCTCTTTGGGAGACGGTGCATCGTCGTACCCGGCAAGATAATCGTAGGAAACGCCGAAGAGGTCGGCAATTTTTCCGAATACCTCAACGCTTGGAGAACGCTGGCACTTCTCCAGCTGCGTTACGGACGCGCCGGAGATACCAAGCGCATCACCAAGCGCCGCAACGGAAAGCCCTGCTTGCTTGCGCAACGCCAAAAGGCGGGAAGCAAATTTTTCTCGCGAAAACATTGAAAACCTCTTGACATCAACGTAAAGTTGATGTATAATGTAAACAAGCAAGCAGGAAACACTTGCCGAGAGTTGATGGGAAGGGAGTAACAATGAGAACCGCATTAAAGCGGGTCAGAGCCTTGCAAGGCTGGTCGCAAGCCGATGTTGCAAAGCAACTCGGAATTACGGTACAGGCTTATAGCATGATTGAGACTGGGAAGCGTGACCCGTCCTACAAAGTGTTGGTAGCGCTGGAGGACGTATTTCACACTTCCCACCGAGTACTACTGAGAGAGGAGTGACACGAAGATGCCACACGCAGACCCGGCAGGATTCGTCTTTTTGGGACTGAGCGTCGCAATCATCGCCGCGCTATGGCTGATTAACGAGGTGGCAACCTACATCGCCGTAGAACGCGAAGGACGACGCGAAAACAGAATCCTGCACAAATAGGATAACACACGGAGGGAACGAAAATCAAACACCCCCTCCCGAAGAAGAAAGAAAATCAATTTTTTTAGCGAAGAAACTTTACTGGTTGTAAAGTCGAAGAAGGGAGAAAAGTTGTCAAACATCCGGGAATTTGCAGAACGACGCGGTTTAAAAATGGCGGACATCGCCAGAATCACGGGAATCTCCGAATCCATGTTGTCGCTGATTGATAGCGGCAAGAGGAATGTAACACCAAACACCGCAAAGAGGCTTGCGCCGACGCTTGGCGTGAATTGGTGGGAACTCATCGACTAACAGCGCAAAAAGCGCAATGATAGAAAGGGGTATCACAAAATGAGTAATGAAGTTATCAAGGTGCAAATCGCGAACCGTCTGCTGGACGAGTACGGCAAGGACATTCAAAGCCAGTGCCTTGGCGATTGCGTGTCGCGCGGTGACGCGAACAAGACGATTTTCGCCATCCGGAAGAGTACGCAAAAGCTGAAAGCCATGACGCGCGACGAGTTCGCGAATCTGGGGAGCTGGGACTACATCAGCGAGGCATACGACGCGTATGAAGCCGTGATGGAAGCCCTGCTGTTGGCGGTTAAGTACGAAATAGACAAGACGGCGGCAGCAGTTGCTGTCTAAGGGGGGAAGGGTAATGCTTGTGATTCCCGAAAAGGTCGTGCCAAACGCAGAGGCGCGTTCGGCAATCTGGGAAGCGAACATGGTCAACGATGTGCTGCTTCGCAATGCGACCGAAATCATCCGCAACCTCGACATGGTATGCGACAGCAAAAGTTTTGCAAGCCGCGTCTGGAACGAAATCGTGTATAGTACGCGAGTTGGGCGGAAAGAAAAGCACAAGGAAATGTTCCAGCGGTGTAGCGTCGGGGATGAATGGAAAGACCGCTATCACAACGCGAATGCCGTTTACAGAGCGTATGAGAGCGCGATGGACAAGCTGCTTGCCAAAACAAAGCAACTGAGGGAGGCTAATCAAAATGACTGACTTCCAACGAGCAACCGGGGTAACGATGCAGCCGGAGGAAGGCGAGGGCTTGCGCTGGTGTCCCATCGACGCGGTAATCGTCAAGCAGATTCGCAACCATCTGGGAGACAGCGCAGCAATGCGGATTGTCTACGACGCCGTCTGCAACATGGCGGGCATTAACACGCCGGACGACATCACCAAGCTGACGTTCGAGCGGGCGTATAGCCGCGCATTGTCCGAGACGGGACGGTATCAGGCGGGGGAGATTGACGCACAGGGCAATTTCATCGCGGAGGTAATCGCGACGGCTTTCGCCCTTGCGCCTAATGAAATAATAACACAGAAGGCGGTGAAATAAATGACCGAATTTGGAGGGAATGAGCTGCGGAAAGCACGAGAAAATGCAGGTATCCGGCAGTGGCAAATCGCAAGCGAAATCGGGGTTTGTGAAGCCCTGATTGGACGCTGGGAGCGAGGCGAAGCGTTCCCGTCGCCAGACGACGTTGACCGACTGGAAATCGCCTATAAAGCGCCGGGATTGTGGCACAAGTGGATGTTATCCAACTGCGATAGCTACCGCCGACATTATCGCGGCGTAGATGAGACAACGACGGCGGGGAGCGTTCTCCGAGGACGGTTCGCGATTGAGGACGTGATGTGCTTGCAAAGCGCAATTGAGCGCGACGTGTCAGAAGACGGGCGCATTGATAACCCGATTAACCGAGATAAGTACGAGGAGGTTCTGCGAAAGGCAATCGCCTGTCTGACGGACACGCTTGCGCGAATCGAGAAAAGGAGTGGCGCGAAATGACGCAGTACCTCAACACCGAGCGCGTCGCCGAAATTCTCTGCATCAGCAAGGAGAGCGCCCGAAAATTCATGCGCGAAATGCCGCACGTCTGCATCGGCGGCAAGGCGCACGAAACCATCCGCGTAACGGTCAGCGACTTTGAGCAGGAAATGGAGCGGCGCAAGCGTTACCCGACGCAGGAGCAGGAGAACGAGGTCATCCGCCAGCGCAAGAAGCGCAACGACCTTGTGGCGCGCGGGCTGATGAACCCTGACGGCACAATTGCCCGGAGACGGGCATAAAAAAAGCGCCCGTGCCGCGGGTACAAAGCGCGGCACGAGCAGACAGAAAGGGTAATGTGGCGGTTAAGCCACTGCCATTCTAACACAAAAACGAAAGGAAGTCAACATATATGGAACAGTTTATCAACGAAATCGAGGAGAACGAGCAGGAAGAACGCACGGGTTTTGTTATCGACAACGACCAGAAGGCAGACTGGGCGGTTCGCCGCATCGCGGAGTTGGAAGCCGACACGCAGAAGTGGAAGGACTACTACAAGGCGCAGAGTGAACGCGTGGCGCAGTCCAACCAGCAGAGCATTGACTACTTCACCGCCCGGCTGGAAAGCTACTTCGACACCGTTCCGCACAAGGCGACGAAAACCAGCGAGAAGTACAAGCTGCCGAGCGGCGTTCTGGTCCGCAAGGCGCAAGCGCCGGAGTACGAGCGCGACGATGCGCAGATTATCACGTGGTGTGCCGAGAATGCGCCGTCCTGCGTGGAGAACATGCCGAAGCTGAAATGGACGGCGCTGAAAGGGCTGTTTGTAGAAAACAACGGACAGGCGATTGATGAAATTACGGGCGAAGTTGTTCCCGGCATCAAGATTATTCCGCGCGACCCGGTTTTCGCGGTGCAGAAGGGGTGAGGCAAATGGCAAGACGCTGCTGTCTGTGCGGGGCATATCTGGATAGCGGTGAGCGCTGCGACTGCGGATGCAGTCAAACGGACGAAGTGCCGCGCGGGTGCAGGAAGCCCGTGCGAAGGGTTGATGAAGCCAGCCGAACGGGTGAAGATTGGCGATGGGAGAAGTACATCAACGAACAGTGTCAAAGATGGTACGAGTGCTAACAGGAGGAACGAGCATGGAAAACGGACAGATTTACGCCGCAATCAGCGCGGCGATGGCGGACATCGGGGCAATCAGCAAGGACAAATACAGCAAAGAGATAGGCTATAAATTTCGTGGCATCGACGATGTTATGAACGCACTAAAGCCAGTGCTTACCAAAAACAAGATTTTCACCGTTCCGCAGGTGTTGGAGCAAACACGCGAAGAGAGGGTAACGGTGAAGGGGGTAAAGCTGCGTTACAGCCTCCTCAAAATCGCGTTCCGCTTCTACACCACCGACGGCAGCTTTGTCGAGGCGGTGACGCTGGGCGAGGGCATGGACAGCGGCGACAAAGCAAGCAACAAGGCAATGGCGATTGCTTACAAGTACGCGCTTTTCCAAGTATTTTGCATCCCAACCGAGGAGATGACCGACCCGGACGGTGAAAGCTACGAGACAAAGCACGAGCCGCCGAAGAAGCCGGAGCAGCCGAAGCCGCAGAGGAAGCCGGCAGAGAACCAGACGGAAACGCCGACGAACTATATCATGCGCGAGTGCGGAAACATCGGGATGGATATGCAGGAGTTAAGCAGAGTTCGCGCCGCGCTTGTGGAAGCAAACATCGTCCGCAACATCCCGACGAAAGAGATGACGATGGCGGACGCAAAGGTACTGATGGACGCGGTGAAAGCCAATTTCCGGGAGGCATCGTATTGAATCGGGCAGAACGCAGGCGAGCGGCGCGGGACATGACACACGCCACGCAGAGCATCATGAGGGCGCGGGGCGGCTACGAACGCGAGTATGAGCGCGGAGCGAAGGACGCGGAACGCCATGCAATCAAGATGATTTTCGCCGGAATGTGCCTTGCAATGAAAGAGGAGTTTGGTTTCGGCGCACAGCGGATTCATCGGATGCTGACAGCAACGCAAAAGTATCTGCAACCCGGCGCGTACTTCACAACAGCCGAATTGATTGATGAGGTTCTGGAAAAGACGGGCATCCGGCTGGATTTCGACAACCCGTTTGACATGGTGGAACGAATTGAGAAAGGTGAAAGGCAATGAATGTAGTCAGCAACGTGGAAATCATGGGGCTTGCGTCGAGTATAAAGGCAAGCCACTATCCGATGGCAACCGACACGGAGAATTGCAGCGCGGAAGTCACAGAGTGGACGATGGCGCTTGCAACCTGTTTAGCTGGTAGCGGACACGACCAGTTTTTGACTGGAATCGTCGTGCAGTTCGACCTCACGTTCTCAATCAAGGCGTGGGTGGAAGCCGAGCGGTATCATTTTCTGGATTTTGTATCTATCCAGTCCACCATGCGCCGCATTATGAGCATGGACATCGACGAGAAGTGCATCGACTATGTGCGCCGTGAAACAATCGAGCTTATCAAGAAGATGGTTGAGGAGTACAAGGAAGCCCCAACGCAGGAACGGTATCTTGCAGTCATCTACAACGTGCCTGTTGGCTTGCGGCTGACGGCGCGGATGACTACCAACTATCGGCAGCTCAAAACCATCTATCAGCAGCGTGGAAATCACCGTCTGCCGGAATGGAGGGCGTTCTGCGCATGGATTGAGACGCTGCCGAGAGCGGAATTTATCACTGGAAAGCGAGCTGACGCAAATGGCTGAACGCGGGGAAGCACGTCGCGAATATCAGCGGGCTTATTATCAAGCCCACAAGGAAGAGTTGCAAAAACGGCATCGCGAATATTACTTAGCGCATAGAGAAAAAATCTGTAAAGCTGCACGGGAACGTTATTACAAACTTCAAGCAGAACGCATGGGGAAAGGGGCGGAAAAGCTGTGGGAGGGGGAAAAGAATGCCTAAAGAAGAACTTATGCCGCGATGCCCGTACTGCGACGATGAGATGAAATACGTTGTACTCGATATGGTAAGAAGAGTAGCGCGGCTTCGTTGCCCGACGTGCGATTCAGAATTTCCGCCAAGGGAGGAAGAAAGTGACGATGACGACTAAGCAGCGAAACCGCGTTCTGACGTTTGCCGAAGCAATCATGCAGAACCAAAAGACGGCGCGTGTTTGGGTGGAACTGCGCTACAATATTCCAATCTGCGCGTATTTCCTCGTGCGCACAAACAAAACGTGCCGAGTGATTCCGTACAATCTTGGTATTGGCAGCTTCGTCGTCGACGAAGAGGACTACGGTGCAAAGTGGCGATGCTGGGAGAAAGAGCCGACACGAGAAGAAACCAAACGCGAGCCGTGGAGTGAGCCATGATTGCGACAATCGGCAAAGTCATCGAGCAGCCGGGCAGCCTGACAATTCAGACTGCCCGCCCCGATGCGGAAAACCTGTCGGATACCGTCACGGTGCTTTGGCAGGACTGCCGCACAATTAGTCCAGAGCAACGGCGCAAGGCGTGGGCGCTGATTGGCGAGATAGCAGCCGCGGCGGGATACGTCGGACAGGGCGACAAAAGCGACCTAAACACGATGCTCAAGGCGGAGTTTCTGCGAGCGCGTATTGACAAGCTGCAAGCGGAGGCAATCAAGGCATTCAGCCTGTCCGACGTGGACATGACAACTGCACGGCTTTACATCGACTGGCTTGTTGAGTTCTGCGTGGTGAACGACATTCCGACAAAACAGCCGCTTGTGGAGTACGCGGAGGACATCGGCGCGTATATCTATGCTTGCGTGATGCACAAGCAGTGCGCCGTCTGCGGACGCAGACCGTCAGACTTGCACCACTGGGAGCGCGTCGGCATGGGCGCAGACCGCACAGAAATCAATCATATCGGGCTAACGTGCGAACCGCTTTGCCGGATACATCACACAGAGTGCCACACGATGGCACAGGCGGATTTCGACGAGAAGTACCACATTCAGCCCGTTAAAATCGACGAAAAAATAGCTAAGCTGTACAAGCTGGGAAGGAAAAGCAATGAACAAGCTAACAATCATCGGGAATCTGACGCGGGACGTTGAGTTGCGCACGACGCAGAGCGGCAAGAGCGTCGCCAATTTCACGGTTGCGGTCAATCGCCGCGCGAAACCGGGTGAAAAGGCGAAAGCAGACTTCTTCCGCGTGTCCGTCTGGGATAAGCAAGCGGAAACGTGCCAAAAGTACCTTGCCAAGGGACGCAAGGTGTGTGTGATTGGCAGCGTCAGCGTCAGCACATACAACGCCAACGACGGAAGCACCAGCGCAACGCTTGAAGTATTTGCGCAGGACGTTGAGTTTTTGGATAGCGCGAAACAGGATGCACCGCAGACGGCGCATGAGGCGGCTCAACCGCCCGCGCCGCAGTACACCCCGGTATACAACGAGGATTTGCCGTTCTAACGGCGGCTGATGGAGGTAGCAAATGGCGAAGGTAAAGTATGTGCCGATTCCGCTCGATATGGCTGAAGACATCGAGGAGCTGTCCGACGAGGAAATTGGACTTGTTGTCAGGGCGTATCTTCAATACGGCAGGAGCGGGGAAACGGCTGAAATGCCGCGTACAATCAAGTACCTTTATAACGCACTTGTCCGCGAACTGGACAGAGCGAGCGATGGATACGAGAAAAAAATTGCGGCTGGCAAATCCGGCGGACGTGGTCGCCCGAAGAAAGAACCGTCCGAAGAAATCCAGCAGCCCGAATCGGCACAGCTCAACCCCGAACCAGAGCAGAAGCCCAAATCGCACACCCATGCACCATTCATCAGCGACGAAGAAGCAGCAGAAATCCAGCAAGGCACAAACGAGGTGATGGACGAAGCGAAACGGCAAGGATTCCCCGACACAACGGCGACAATGGACAATATCAACCAGCTTGTGGCGGACAACGGAACGGAAGAAGTTCTGGAATGCGTCAAAATCGCCGGGGAAGCAGGAAAACCGAATATTCGATACCTAAAAGGCGTAATTAACGGACGCGCAAAAGAACGACAAGAGGAAGAACGCCAAGCGCGGATTGATGCAGAGAAATACCCGGTAGTATCAAGCGCAGATTACGACTACAAGCCGCCGTCGGTAACGTTCGGGGAGGTATTCAAAAAGTACGCAAAGCAACGAGCTTTAGAGCATCCAGAGGAACGAGTGAAGTTGGAAGAATTAGCGGGGAGATTTAGCTAATTATGGACGCATACATTAACGAGGACGCGGAAAAGAGCCTGATTGGGCTTGCAATGCAGGATGCAATCGTCGCACAAGAGGTTGCAGCACTGCCGGACAGCATTTTCGGGTTAAAAGAAATGCAAGCCTGTCAGCGCGGCATCATGCGACTTGCAAAGCAAGGAAAGAACGTTGACCTTGTAACGCTGGACGCAGAGGTACAATGCGATTTGCAAAACACCGCCCTCTTGATGGAATGCGTAAAAATGGGTATCTCTCCTGTCATGTCCCGGCAATATATAGCGATTCTGGCGGAGTGCGCGAAACGTCGCGAGCTTGCAGCACTGGCGAGAAAAATTCTGCAAGACGTGGGCAATCCCGGCGCGTCGGTGGAATCTCTTCAAGCGGAATGCGCAACAGCGGCGCAATCATCAGCAGCCGTCGATGACGGCGTAACGATGAAAGACGCAGTGTTCGCGTTTGTGGATTCAATCGGAAAGCAAGACGGCATAATGTCCGGAATCGCAGACCTTGATAATAGGCTCGGCGGATTCAAGCCGGGACAGCTCATTTACATCGGCGCACGTCCGGGCGTAGGTAAAACGTCGTTGGCTATCTGCATGGCGAAATACGTCGCAGAACACGGCGGCGGGGTGCTGATGGTGTCCTTGGAGATGAATCCGGCAGAGATTGTAGCACGTTTTCTGGCGAACGAATCCGGGGTGGACTTGCAAAAGCTGTCCACTGGCAAAATGGAGCTGTCAGATTTCGAGCGCATAACGCCGTGCTATCAAGCTGTCGCGAATCTCCCAATCAGCATCGAGGAGCGAGCGGTCACGCCCTTGCAAATCCGCAACGCAGCGGCGAAGATGAAAGCAAGCAAGCAGGGGTTGAGCCTGATTGTAGTTGATTACATCCAACTCATGAGAGCCGATGAGAAGTGCGGAAACCGCACGGAGGAAGTTACGCAAATCAGCCGCGAGTTAAAGCTGATGGCAATGGATTTAGGCGTTCCGCTGCTCTGCATGACGCAGTTCAACCGCGAGAGTGAGAAGGGATTCGGCAAAGCGTCAAGAAGCGAGCCGGATATGTCACAAGCGCGAGATAGCGGCGCGATTGAGCAGGACGCGAACGTGTTTCTCATCCTGCACGAGCCGGAAGAGCCGCAGGACGCGAACAGCGACAGATGGCAGATGTACCACAATTGCCAAGCGAACGGTTTGACGTGGCAAACGTGCCGAATCAGGAAGAACAGAAACGGCGCAACGGGGCTTGTGCATCTTGGCTTCGACAAGCCGCACATGCGATATACTTGCCTAAAAAAGGAATAGGAGGATGGAAGTCATGCACAAAATCATCATTTTGGAGAGCGAACAGTTTGGAAACATCCGAGTGTTCGTCGAAGAGGGAGAACCAAGACTGTGGTTTGTGACGATTGACATTTGTCGAGCGCTGGACATCGACCCAACAGCGACGCGCCGCCTTGATAATGACGAAAGAGTTACAGTGCGTTTAACGCATACCAGCTCGGACGGAACGTTCCAAGAACGCAAATTGGCTTGCGTCAGCGAAAGCGGTCTATATGCTCTCGTTCTTGGGAGCAGCAAGCCCGAAGCAAAAACCTTTAAGAGCTGGATTACGCAAGAGGTCTATGCTATATCAACAAGTTTATGGGGGAATGGTGTGCAATATTACTAAAAAGGCTACCTTGTCCGAATTGCGGACGCGAGAATCCCGAAATGTGGCATACAATTCTCGGCGGAAACGGGTGGTGGGTGATGTGCATACGCTGCGGATGGGCAGGGAGAACGAAAAGGACAAAGACGGAAGCCGTGAGAGAGTGGAACAACGACGAAAGGAGAAGGAAGAATGCAGGATTATAATCTGAAACCGTGCCCGTTCTGCGGTAACAATCCTGATGTATACAAACCTTCAAACGTGGCAATATATATTGGCATGCCGTATTTTGCGGGAGACTGGATTTGCATGTGCCTTCATTGCCATCAAGCTGTCGTCGGAGGGAAGAAGTATTCGGACGTAGTGGAAAAGTGGAATCGCCGTGCGCCGGGATGGTTTTCCGTGGACAAGGTGCTGCCGCTAAATAGAACGCACGTCATCGGATTTGATATAGAAAGTGGGTGGAACTATCCATCGTTGTATTTTCGTCCAGACACAAAGGAGTTTTTGGACGAAACATACGACTACAAGCCTGTGAGCATCACGCACTGGATGCCATACCCGGACGCGCCAAAGGAGGAAAGCGACAATGAGTGACGAGAAGTTCCCTGTGTTTTGTCCGTATTGTGGGGCAAAGATGCTGCTAAAAAACGAAATCTTTAACTTGCAAGCAACGGACGGGAATCGCGCGCGGTACTGGTACAGATGTCGCAACGAAGGCTGCGAATGCGATAGCCCAACACGAAAAACAGCAGAAGAAGCATACAAAGCGGCAATGAAGCGACGGCAAGAGCCGAACCGGGTGCTGACGCTGGAAGAATTGCAAACGTATATCGGTTACGCTTGGTATGAAGGAGACCATAAGTGGTATCACAGCAGCTTTGACTACCCGGTCTGGATTGAATATGGAAGGTACAACTACGAAGGAGATTTGTACGATATACCTGATGTGGAAGGACGCTTCTGGCTGCGGAAGCCGACGAAGGCAGAATTGGACGCGGAAAGGGAGGACGAAAATGAATAATAACAAAAACTGCGTACTGACACTTGCGGAATTGGCAATCAGCGCAGGAACGCTCGTATGCATTGAAGATAACAACGGAGACGACGAGCCGTGCGTACATGCGCGAATGGTAACGTACTGGGAAAGTAAAAGCCATCGCATATATTTCGACGGCGGACGCACATGGTACGCCGATTACACCTACGGCGAGACGTGGCGCTGCTGGCTGCGCAAGCCCACGCCGGAAGAAATGGCGAATGCGCCGTGGGAGGAAGAGCCATGAGCAGAAAAACAAAGATAGATTGGGCAGACAGCACATGGAATCCTGTGACCGGGTGCCTGCACGGATGCGAATACTGCTATGCGCGGAGGATTGCGGAGCGGTTCGGCGGCGTGAATTATGAAGACGAATTGGAGAACCGATACGGAGAGTACGATGTTGTGCGGTTGCACGCAGAAGAAGATGTTCACGAACTCGACCGTCCGATTGCGGATTTCTACAGCGGCAAGAAGGCTCCGTACCCGTGGGAGTTTGACCCGACCTTCCATCGCTATCGGTTGGATGAACCGAAGCGTTGGAAGAAACCGCACACTATCTTTGTGTGCTCCATGTCTGATTTGTTCGGCGATTGGGTGCCGGACGAGTGGATTGAGCAGGTGTTCAGGGCGTGCGAGGCCGCGCCACAGCACCGTTATCTTTTTCTGACAAAGAACCCCGCCAGACTGTGCAAAATGGCGAGCGCCTATAAAGTAAAGCGCTGGAATGAAAGGCATGTAGGGAAGACACATCCGCAGACAACAGAATATGCGCATACGCTCGTTCTCCCAAGCCATGAAAACTGGTGGTTTGGAAGCACGCTGGACAACAAAAATGCCAGAAGATTTCAAGGGGATAACCATTTTCACACGTTTACGAGCATTGAGCCGCTAACCGAGGACATGGACGTTGGGCTTGGTTCTTTCGGCTCGGACGCATGGGTAATCATCGGCGCAGAAACTGGCAATCGAAAAGGCAAGATTACTCCAAAGCGCGAATGGGTTGAAAATATTGTCGAAGCCGCACAGATTACTGGCATGAAGGTGTTCATGAAAGAAAGCCTTCGTGCCCTTATGGGAAACGATTTTCGGCAGGAAACGCCGTGGGATGGAGCTGGAATGCTGCCGCTTGCAGGGCTTCCCCGATGGCTGGGGTGTCCCTGCCCACAAGGACAAGCTGTCCGACGAGGAGCTGGTGTTCTGGCAGGGTGTACGCGACACCTGCGCCGCGATTAGCGGCAAGCCATCCAAGAAATACAGTGCGAAAGCGCTGACAAAGTGGTATAACGCCCTGCACACGGATAGTGCAGAGTACAAAATGTGGGGCAACGGCATCGCACTTCCATGTGCGGCATTCGTGTTAGGTGGCGTCGCCGAAACCCTGATGGAGGAAAAACAAAAATGAAAAAGTATGAGTTTACTGGCGAAGTGAAATACATCGGCCGTAAGATATTGCACCGAATCCGTGCGCTGCGCGACATCCCGGAATACGGCGTGAAAGCTGGCGACTTGGGCGGATGGGTCGAGACAGAGTGGAATCTTTCACATTACGGCGAGGCGTGGGTGATGGGTTCGGCGCGTGTGATGGGCGCGGCGCGGGTGATGGATTCGGCGTGGGTGGCTGACGAGGCGCGTGTGGCGAATTCGGCGTGGGTGATGGGTTCGGCGCGTGTGATGGGCGAGGCGTGGGTGATGGGTTCGGCGCGTGTGATGGGCGCGGCGCGGGTGATGG